TAATGCAAGACCATATTATAACGTAGAATGTCAAAAAAATCGGCATTTGAAATGTCCAAAGGTATAAAAATGGTTTTAAATATGTAAATAATTACCATTCGCACATTCTAGAAAGATCTCTATATAATGTTTGTTTATCCATCTTTTTTTCATATTTTAAATCAAAGTAATGAGCCAAATCACGTAATTCAGTAACCGTATATTTTGATATGGATTTTAATGGATTTTCAAAAGTTTCTAACTTGAAATATTCTTTTTGAATTTCGTCAATATACAATTCTGGAGAACCATGTACACCATATTCTTTATTTTTTTTAACTATTACAATATTAAATAAATCAGATTTACTGCAATTATTGGGGTATATATCTAAATAAAATTCATTTTTAACTATAATTATTCTAGCTTTATAATAAATTGCATATGCATATAAACTTTTTATAGTTGAGATCGAATTTGTCGCTATATCCGAATTGATTTCTTGTATTGTTGCGTTTGTTATTTTTACATTTATTTCTTTCATTTTTTTAATGTTCTCTGAAAAATAATTAACTATTTGTTTTTTAATATCCATCATAACATTGGTAGCTTTTCTCAAATCACTCTTAAGAAAATAATAATTATCATTATAAGTAAATTTTTTATTACAATTACTCGATTTCTCAAGTGCTATGTAAATACACCAAAACAATTGATCTTGTATTTCAGGAAAAGTAACATCGTTCTCTATTTTTCTCTCAATAACTTCTTTTTCTATTTCTATTACAGGTTCTCTTTCTATCTTTTTATATTTATCTTTGAGTATGTTATCATACATAAATTCTTTATAAGAACCAATATCAAAATCATTATTGCCAACAAAAATATTATTATAAAAAGACATAATTAATTACTATTTATATAGTTGAGTATTTTTTATAAAAATTAAATCAATTTTTTATTTTTGTATACTAGACATTTTACTTTTTCACTAACAGATGTTGTCCAAATATTTTCAAAACTAGTTTCATCTATTTGTGGAAAAAAAGTATCACATTCAACATCTACATCTAATACATTTAAATATATATATTCACATTTATTATGCAAAATCGCTTCTTTATATAATGTTTCACCGCCAATTACAAATATAGTTTCAATTTCACATAAAGTATTTAATTTATTTAAAGCATCTTGTAAATTATTAAAACAAAGCACATTTTTGTATATTTTTGAAGAAATAACAATATTTAATCTATTTTTTAATTGTTTTTCTTTTAAACTTTCAAAAGTTTTTCTACCCATAATTACAGCATTTATTTGGTTTGGATTATCAACTGAGGTGGTAACATCTTTAAAAAATTTCATATCTTCTGACACATTCCATGGTATTCTATTTTCAAATCCAATACCGTTGTTTTTTGAAACTCCCGCAATAATATGAAACTTTCTCATATTATTAAAAAATATATTTTTTATTCAAAAAATGTATCTTGAAATTCTTTTTTTTGGCTCTCTAATAATTGTAACTCATTTTGTTGTTTTTTTATATGACTAATATGAGACGTAATTTTATTTAAAATGGTCTCGTCTAAAAAAGATAAATTTATAAAAGTGCCACTTTTATTTTCATTTAATTTTACATTCTCATCATTAAATATCTTCAAAAACTCTAATTGATTTATTTTATTTAAACCTTCGATTGTATTTTTAATTTCTTCTAAATTATAGTTCTCCATAATATAGTTTAATGTAAAGTTTAAATTTTATATTATTTTTTTTTCTTTATCTTAATAATATTTTCTACTGGCTTTTCTTTTGAAGGATTAATTATTTTACCAATTATACAAATATATGGATCATTCAATTCAAATCTAACTCCAATTACTCTTACTCTTATATTAGCATCTTCTTTTATAGAATTAAAATAAAAATCATTATGATGTTCTTTTGCAATAAATATATGAAGTGGAACAATATCTTTATCGATTACTTCTGCATGAATACCTGCTTTTGTGATCGTTTTACTTTTACAATCTATTTTTTGTCCTTCCACTGGATAGGTTACCATACATTCAAATATTACAATAAAATCTATATTATCGGATTGTATTAATCCAGCAGAATTACTAATAATTCTAACACTGTCTGGTCGAACAAACCCTTCATTGATGCATTTACCTTCTATTAGATCCTTGACTTTTTGTTCTAGTATGTCATTAATATTTGATCCAATTTCAGTAATAGATAAAGTAATCTTCTTTTCCAATAAAGATTTTATATAAATACCAAATATTTCACTCATGTTTATATTATATTATATTGTTTTATTATTTTTAAATCAATTTTTTTTTTGAAAATCATATATTTTATTTATCAACATTTTTTCGTTACTTAAAAACCAGATTTTTCCTTGTTTATTTTCATCTTGAAAAAATCTCATTAAAATTTCTAATAAAACAACAATTTTATTTTTTCCATATTTTATGTTATCTAATTTACATAAAACTTTTGATTTACTTTTACCTTCATCTTCTTTTATGTTATCCAAAATATAATCTTGATTTCCTAAAATATCATTTAATTGTTTAATTATTTCTTTTGCTTGAGCTTGTAACATAATTGCACCTTTTTTATTTACTATTTTTTGTAAATCTCTGGTTTTAAATATAAATTCATCATTATAAGGTGCCATAAATCCAATTGTATTATTAATAATCGACTTATTCAATATTAAAAATTTATTCATATATTCCGATGATTTTATTAAATCTTCAGATTGGGTCAATGTGGCCTTATTAAATCCATCTGATTTAACATATATTTTATAGTTTATATTATCTTCACTGAGAACAAACCCGAAATTATCATTAGATATATCACTTATTATCATTAATTCATCAAAATATTGTTTAATATAAATTTCAATTTCATTAGATGGTACCCATTCGTGATAAATTGTATTTAATAAAACAATTTTATCAGAGAACGGTAATGTATCTAAATTATGAAATACACAATATTTTTTTAACATTGTATCATTAAAATCATATTGTTCTTTTAAATGTTCCAAAATTACAGAATAATTTTTATACCAATTCTTTTCTCCAATAGAAACACTTATTTTATCTAAAAATACATTGTCAAAATTTTCTTTCATGGATGTATAAATTTCATTATATTCATTTATATCATCTGTTTTAAATTTAATATCTTTTAATGTAATAGCAACATTTGGTATTTTTATATCAATCGGTATAGATCTTTCAAATATACTAGCATTATTTTCTGTAATTTCAATTGGTTTAAACAAATAATATAATCCTTTGTTCTCTAAATAACCATATCTTCCGTATTTATCAATCAAATAGTCGTTCTTTTCAATTAAATAATTTAATGCGGAATAAATTTGTTCATGTGAATATTTATTTGAAATGTTTATAGAATTAATTAACTCATCTCGTTTAAAAAAATATCTTCCATTGTATTGACCTGGTATATCTCGAAATAAATCTTTTATTCGTTTTACTATTTTTTCATGATTTACAATAATAAAAGAATTATTGTATGTCATCATTGACACGTCAGAGTTACCTTTATTTCCGCAACTATATTCACAATTATCCATATAATCACATATGTCTGTATATGGTTTATCACCATATTGTACTGTTGTTTTTTTGCCATTTGGTAAGGTAACCTCTATATCTTGGTTCTCGGTGATTTGAGATAAATTATCATAAGTAAAATTATTTTGTTTAATATTCAAAACACAATCGACCGATATTTCTTTCAATAATCTTGTTATTCTACCAATTTTTTTTGCTTTTTGTTCCGCTAGCCTATAAATATATAAATCAGTTGCTTCTTGATTATCTTCCAAAGTTGAACTGTGTAAAAATATTTCAACATTACGTTCTTCAAATGGTAATTTGCAATGACTTAAATTTCTTACACCTCTTCCAATAATTTGTTCTATTCTATTCATATTAAACCACGGTTCTAATATATGAACTTGACGAATATTTTTAAAATCAATACCTTCTGCTGCGGCTTTTGAAATAATTACAACTTTTACGTTTTTACCATACTTATTATTTTCATCATTCAAATATTTGATATCATTAATATTATTGGGTGAATATATTTTATCACCGGTAATCATAACATATTGTGCTTGTTTAAATTGATCACCTTTATAATCAGATTGTGTTTCCATGGTTAAAGAGTCAATAGGTTCAATTGGATCTTCAGACCTTTCTTTTAATAATGGTTTTGTATAACTTTCACTACCAAATCGTGTAAATCCCATTTCTTCTAATGCAAGAGCAGTTGGAACTGCACCGCCATCAATATATTGTGAATAAATTAAAATAATACCTGTTGATTCCTTAATTTTTTTACATATATTTGATATTTTTGAACTATATTTATGTATTTCTCCTGGACTAAAAATCTTACCATGTTTTTCTGATTTATAATCGAAATTATAATGTAGATAATAAGGTTGTTCTTTTGTCCATAAATGTTCTTTATATTTCATAATATCATTCAATCCATTTTTTCCAATAATCGTTTCCATAACAAATATATCTTCATCTCCTGAAGTTTTTTTATCATTAAAATTAAACGTTGGATAAACAATATTTAAAGCTTCAATTAATTTTTGCAAAAGTAAATATCCAAACGATTCCATAGAATCAAAAACATTTACACTTGATTTATCACCAACTTTTTTGAAAATATCTTTGTATTTATTACGTAATGTTTTTATAATAAACTCATAACCTGTTCTTTGATAATCTGTTATTTTATTTACAAAAAGTAATTTGTGTATGTTCTCCATTTTATTTTTAATTTTCGTTTTATTTAATTGAATAGTCGGTAATTTTTTCAGTTTATTTTTACTATTTTCGTTATATATTCGAATAGGAAATAAGAATGGGTTCTCCCCTCTAACATAAGAAACGTATCCTGTTAATTTTCTTTTTAATAAATCATAACCTTTATTTTCATCTGTTCTGAAATCTCCATTTTCATTAAACACATCATTTATTTTTATTTGAGAACGTTTATCATTCAAATTCATTAGATTTGTTATCCAAATAATTTCTTCATGTGAATTATACATTGGAGTTGCAGACAATAATAATAAACGTAAATTGTTTGTATATTTTACAACTTCCATCAAAAGCTCTGCGCATTTTTTATTAACATTTTTATTGTCACTTGTTAATCTTATATTATGTACTTCATCAATAATAATTAATCTATTATCAAATATAGATTGTATTTTCTTTATTTTATTAGATTTTTTGTTTATTTTTGATAAACCGATGCTTTCAATTTTAGAACTAATAAAATTCGCCAATTGCGTATAGCCCATAAAAACATAATTCTTGTTTATTAGATTTTTTATTTGGCTAATAATTTTTGCTTTTGGTATATCTTTCATTATTGTAGGATTAATTTCTTTTAATAACTCAGTACCAACACATGAGTTCAAATTCCATATTCCATTTTCATATTTTAATTTACGTTCATCAAATAATTGTAATCTGAAATTGTCTTGTACATTTGGTGATGCTATAACCATAATTTCTCTATTAATACCCACTTGTTTCATATAACTTCTCATTTCTTCAGAAACACCAATTGCACTACATGTTTTACCAGATCCTAAACCATGATATAATAATAAACTGTTATAAGGAGTATTAAAAGACATAAAGTTTTTTACAAATAATTGATGAGGCATAAGTTCAAAATCAGTATTACATAATTTATCAGATTGTTCCTTTATATTATAAATATTGCCATCATATTGAGTATCATTAAATTGTTTTTGATTTGAAATTTTAATACTAAATTCTGTATCATTCATTCTAGGATATAAGTGATCTAAATAACTTTCATCAAATTCCTCATGTGTTAAATTGTTTTTTTTCTTTTTTATTTTAATAATATCTGTTTTTTTTTCAGTAACAGGAACAGATGGTAATATCTTAATTTTAGGTTTTCGAATAAAAATCTTTTGTTGTTGTGGTATATTTTGCATTATATTTTTGATTGTTCTATTTTTAATAGTGCGATCTTGATAAATTTCTATTTTACAGTTTTCTTTATTAATTACATATTCATTTTCAAATTTCTCGTCTGATAATAAATTTCTCAATCCTTCTGGCATTAATCTAATAAAATAATCCGGATGAGTTTCATCATTACTTTTTCTTTTTAATTGATATATTTTTAATAATTCACATTTACCAGTTGTAGGATAACGCCTATGAAATGGCGGACATGGTTCTTTTTTTAACATATTATATACTATAATATCATATATTAACTATAAATTATAAATCGTAGAATTATTAATACATTCATTAATATTTTTAATTATTTTTATTTTTTCTAAATTATATGGCCTTATTAAATTAACACATTCGTCAATATTAAACCAACCCATTTTACTTACTTCTGTTTTTTGAAAATTGTCAATATTTAATGTATTTTCATTATTCATATACATAATAAAATATTTATGTTTATAACTTTTATAATTTGAACCCATAAATATCTCATATACCGGCATTATATTTTGAATATTATATATTTTATTTTTTTCATATCCAGTTTCTTCACAAAATTCACGTATTGCACAATCATAATCTTTTTCAAATGTATTTCTTCTTCCTTTTGGAAATCCCCATTCAGGTTCATTCCATATTTTATTTACATTTGATTCTTCTATTAAATCTTTTAACGTAAAATACTCATTATTATATAAAATACCATTAATAATTGAATTAAATTTATCTCTTGAAATATTTTCTTCTGTTTTATATTGATTATTTGTTTTCATATCACACCATATATTTTTCCATAATTCATCAAACTCTTTAATTAATAAAAAATCCTTTTCTTCTTTCGTCATTTGGTTCAACATATTAATAATATATTCTTTATTATGAATTGAATATTTACCCCTCATAAAATCTATGAACCCTAATGTTTCTTTACGTCTTATCATTAAATATTCTAAATTATTATTATAATATCTAAATGCAATAACACCAATACTGGTTATTGGCATTTTACATTGAGAATATGAATGTCCTATTTTTCCACAATTATTACAAAAATTATCCATTTTGCGATACAATTAAATAATTATAATAAACAAATTCTATATACTTTTATAATATACATGACATATAATCCAGAAATTTGGGGACCTCATTATTGGTTTTTCTTACATACAATTGCACATTCTTATCCTGAATTTCCTAATGCGGTTACTAAAAGAAAATTTTACGATTTAATAATAAATATGCCTTTATTTATACCTAACAGTAATATTGCGAATAATTTTAGTAACATATTAGATAAACATCCAGTTACTCCTTATTTAGACAATCGAGATTCGTTTAAAAAATGGATGCATTTCATACATAATAAAATAAATGTAATGTTGAACAAAGACGAATTGTCTTTTGAAGACGCAGAACACCTCTATAAAAAATCATATTTACCAAAAAAAGTATTATTAAGTGAAAAATTTCGTATAAAAAAACATCACATTTATTTATTTTTTACATTAATTTCTTTTTTTTTAATATATCTATTTTATAAATAGTAAATATGAGATTTGAAATAGTCATTATAATAATTACATCTTTGGTTATTGGTAATATATACACAGATGGAAAAATTATTAAATTAGCATTATCATGGACAAAATATTATAAAATGATTGGTGTAGCCATTGTAGGTTATATGGTTATTTGGATGTTAAGAAAAAACCCAGAACGGGCAAGAGAGATTATTAATAGTTCGAATGAATATTTAAAACATTTACCTGTTGATAAAAACACTACTAGTTTTATAAATCCAATTTTAGATATGACTAGTCATCAAGATTTTATTACTCATCCACAATCTATGTTAAATACACCTTCTTCGCACAATTATCAAAATCGAGTTATGAAAACAAATGGACGAGTTTCAAAACGTTCAGTCAGTGAAACAAAAAAGAAATTTGTTGCAGCCAGTCAATCATGGAGATGTGGTGATTGTCAAGTACAATTACCCGCTTGGTTTGAAGTAGATCATACAGTTCGATTAGAACATGGCGGTAGTAATAATGTTGATAATTTAGTGGCGCTTTGTAGAGATTGTCATGGTAAAAAAACCGCTATCGAGAACTTATAAATTATTTAATATATATATATAATAAATAATGGAAAAGGTAAATAGTATTTTTACATATGCAAAAGAATATTTAAAAACAAGTAATTCTAATGTAAATAGCTCGATACCGAATAGTTATTTAAGTAATGATTTTAAAAAAATAACAAATATAGAAATGTTACAAAAAAATCAAATACAACTATTAATATATATTATATTTTTTATACTAATGATAACTTTTGCAATTATTTTACATTTTTTGTCAGTAGATAAAAATTTTTTGACATCTAATTTGTTTAATACATTATATTTGATTTTTTTTCCTTTATTATTAATAATATCTTTGATTGTTTTTATTAAAAAAGAAAAAGAAAAATTTAGGTTATTTGGTATTATGATTTTACTAATACTTATTATTTATGGAACTGTTTCGGTAAACAATTATATTAATACATTTAGTGTTGATAGTAAATATTATGTTAATATTTTATTTCAAATTACAACATTAGTTATTATTTTATTAGGATTTACTATTTTTTATAATATATTTAGTGAACGTATTAGACGTTTAACCGGTATATCCGGATTTATTACAAATTTTATTTTATTCATTCCTTGTTTGATTAACGATTTTTTTGAATATATAAAACAAGAATGGAGTTTAACACCTTCTGTTGTTTTTATTTTACTTTTATTTGAAATTGTATTTATATTATTGTTTTTATATTTACCCAAATTAATGAAAACACAAATTATTGAAAAAGGTAAAGTTCTCCAACATACGCCAGTATTTTTGGATAAAGAAAAAATAATAGCAAATTCAGATGATTTACCCAAGTCCGAGTTTGTTCAACATCGAACCGATAATGATGACACGACCAGTGAAATAAAAAATGAACATAATAAAAATTATACGTTATTTATGTGGATTTATTTAAATCCGCATGAGCCTTCAAATGTACCTAAAAATATATTTAGTTATGGGAATATCGAATGTTATAAACCTAAAATAGAATATATTGGAACAAATAATTCAGGTGAGAACTTTGAACAAAAGGATAAATTAAAAATAACATTTACAAAAATATCCGAAACAGAAAAATACGAAACATATGTGGATGTTACTAATCAAAAATGGAATTTATTTGCATTTAACTATACAGAATTAGGGGCAGATTTGTTAATTAATGGAGAACTAGTTAGAAGTATAACATTTTCAAACAATATTCCTTCTTATAGCAATCAAGATAAAATTATAATTGGTTCAAATGATTATATTGACGGCTCAATTTGTAATGTAACATATTCAAAAAAAGTATATTCTAAGGAAGAAATTGCAAGATATTATAATATTTTATTTAACAAAAATCCACCATTAAATTATATAGTATAAAATATATATGAATACTTCAATTATTATTCTAGGAGTTTTATTAATATTAGTAATTGTTTTTATGATATTTCGTAGTTATTTTTCAGGTGAAACTACTTTAAAAAATCAGGTTAGTTTTAAAAATCAACAACCAAACATTCCGCATGATCAATTATCAAATTCAAATTCGCCTTATGTAACATATAGTATTTGGGTTTTTGTTAATTCATGGGATACAACAAGAGAAAAACTAATATTTAAAAGGGATAATGATGTTTCACTATATTTAGATAGCAATGAAGCAAAATTAGTTGCTTTTGTAGGTGAAAATTTATCGTCTGTGCAAGATGGTGATTATAATAGTTTTACCACAGAGACAACACCCGTGAATAAAATTACTGTAACAAATAATTTCCCTGTTCAAAAGTGGGTATGTGTTCTTATTAGTGTTGATAATAACATTGCTGATATATATTTAGATGGAAAATTAGTAAAATCTGTACAAACAAGTGGGTTTTTAATGGGTCACGAAACGTCTCCTATTGTTTTCGGTGCGGGTTGGGATGGCTATTTTGCAAAATTTGAAAGAAAACCAAAATCAACCGATCCAAAAGCGGCTTGGGACAAATACATGGAAGGAAATGGCGGTTCCACATTAGCAAATGCATTTGGTAATTATGGAATGTCTTTGAATGTATTAAAAGATAATTCTGTAACAAGTAATTTTGTTTTATTTTAAATATATAATTATTTATCCTTTATAATTATATAGTAATGAATTATCAACCTCCAAATATGAATATTCAAAATAGTTTAAATAGCATGTCTCAATCAATGAATAATGTACGTGAATCATTTAATAAAACAATTAGTGATGTTTCGGCTCAAGACATTACAGAAGCTGGAAAAGATTTTATTAATTCAAATAGTTTAGTGGCAAAATTTGTTTTTTTAATTATGATTTTAATTCTTTTCATGGTGTTGTTAAATTTAGGTATATATTTAATTTTGTATTTTACGAAACCAGACAAGCAACCTTATTTAATAAAAGGTTTAATCGCGGGTAGTTCTAGAAAATTTATTCCTCAAGACCCTAAAACAGGAACTGCTGTAAGAATATACAGATCTAATAATGAAAATAAAGGTTTAGAATTCACTTGGTCTGTTTGGTTAAAAAGAAACAGTTTACCTAGTGAAGGAGGTAGTAAAGAATATGAACATATTTTTAGCAAGGGTAAATTTCAACCAGAAGCAAATGGAATTACAACATTAGGAAATGCACCTGGTGTTTATTTTAACGGAAATGATCCAAATGTAAATAAAATATTAATAAGAATGGATACAGTTGTAAATGATACATTAACCAATCATTTTGAAGAAATCGAAATAGATAATATTCCATTACGACGTTGGTTTCATTTAGCAATTCGTATTGAAAATAAAATTATGGATATTTATATTAATGGTGTAGTAACAAAACGTGTTGTTTTTACAAAATTACCAAAACAAAATTATGAAAGTGTTTATATAAATCATAATGGTGGGTTTGACGGTGGATTATCCGATTTAAGATATTTTGATAGTGGATTGAATGTTTTCCAAATATTAAATATTGTTAATGCTGGGCCAGATTTAAGATCAGCGGATGGTGATACAAATAAAAATTATGATTATTTATCAAATTCCTGGTACATGTAGATCATATAATATATATATTATATTATATGAGTAAAGAAATTTTACCCGGTTATTTACAACCTGACGCTAACTGTGGTGCAAATGAAATATTTAATATGAGAAATCAGTTTTTAAGAAATCAAAGAGCTCGACGATTACCATTAAGATTTGAGATAATTTCTCCTTATACAAATACAACTTTATCGCAAGCAAATAATGCACCTCCACAATTTACAGAAGAACAATTAAATATGCGAAGAAAAGCTGAAATATTGCAATATAAAAAAAGTTCTTCACAATCTTCGGGTTTAACAAAAAAACAGAGATTTAGTAAATTAGTAAGTGGACCGTTTCAGCGAAAAACAAAAACATTATATAAATTTAATATTGTTTATACATTGAATAATTTATTTGAAGAATTTATTGATGATCAAAATACCAATACTTATTTTAATTTTATATTATCATCAAGAGATGATAATAGTTTGGCTTTAATTACAAATGGTATTAATAATATATATTCAAGTATTTTGTCCATTCCTTTAACTTCATTAAATTCCACTATCACTAACAATAATATTAATGTAAATATTACTGAAACGATTACTTTTATTTCTAGAGAAGAAATAGAGCAAATTATTACGGATGTAAGTGGACAAGTATATAATGTAATTCAAACAAATTCAGGTGCATATTATGGTGTAAATACTTCTTATCATTTCACAATGAGTGCAGGATTGACTTTTAACAGCAGTATTTTTAATGTGGGTCCTTGTAAAACAGACTTATTTATTCCTACATTGTCCAGTTCTTCTGATGTTCCTGGACCAATTGTTGAATTGAAATTTGATCCAAATGTGCCATTATATAACTATACGCAAGGTCAAAGTAATGCAATTACTGAAGAAGAGGAACTTAATGAACCATGGACATTTTCCACTTCAAATAATATTGCCATTAGTGGATTTAATGTTGAACAAACATTATTTTCATTAACAATTGGTCCAACTGACAATGATTTTGATACATTTAGTTTTAAAACTCCAATTGGATTTTATATTAAAGGTAATGCTCTAAGCAGTGATCAACAATTGAATGAAGTATTTACAATAAGCAGTATTGATGTAATCGTTTGTTTTGGTAGTACTGTTATTAGTGATTTAACGCCTACAATAATAACAGACAATATAGTTAGTTCTATCGATTTTAATGTAACGGCAACAAATAAGGAAGAGTTTGAAATGGTATATTATTTGGGAGAACTAAGTGTAAATGATTTAAGAATATCCACACAATTTGGCTTTATTTATGATATTAAACTAAAATTTAATGTATTTTCTAGTTTAAACGGTATTTATGAAAATTTACTAATAGGTAATTATTTGAATTTAGAAAACAAAACACTCTCAACTACTGGTATTAGTATTAATAGTACTATTCCTTCAAATATTGTTCAAAATATGGAATCAGAATTTTATCTTGAAAGTCTTTTTTAATTTTGCATATTTGCATTCAAACATATTTGCTGACTTGGAAAAATCTGACCAGACATGCACTTATCTTGTTCAGTTACTTCAACGCATCCACGTTTATTATTATATTCACCTACTAAACACCATCCTTTTTTGCTAGATGAAATTGGATTTTGTATAGGATTTTCAGTAACATCATTTTCAGGCATAGAATAATTTGTATTTAAATAATTATTATCAATATCATCTTCTAAAGTTTGTTCCAACTTTGCTCTTGTATTTGGATTTAAATTATTTTTACTTGCTTTTATCATTAAATTTCCAACATTTTGTACGGTTCCTTCTGCAATATCTAAAGTTACTTTTCCTGTATCAGATACAATATCAGCGGTTTTGTTTAAAACATTACCAGCAGTGTATCCCAATAATGATAATAATTGAGACACAATGGGTTCAAATAAATTTACAATATATTTGATAATATCACTAATCATATCCAATAAATTTATTCCTAAAAATGATAATATTAGTAATACTACTAATACTCCTATCAATACGTTTTTATATGTATCAAAATTTGGCGGTGGGGTCGAAGACATAGTTGAACTGTTATCCATAATAAATATATATTTATGGTAGATACTTTTTTCGTTTATTGTAAAGCATTTTTTTATTTATTTATATAAAATAATGGCGAATTTTAGTTTATTTGAAACATTTTTCTTTATTACTTTAGTAATAACATTTATATTAATACTATTATTAGTATATCATTTCAAACAAAGAATTACAACAATGGAAGAAAGATGCGATAAAATGTTTGATATTATTCAAACCATGTCACAGGAATTAAATAGACAACATGCTCCTATGGGTAATTTTCATTTAAGTCCTCCTCAATTTGTAAAATTAGATAATACGGTAGAAAATGATATGGTGGATGTTATTAATTTCAATGAAGAAAAAATTTATGAAAATACTCAAATGGAAAATTATGTAACTCATGTAGGAAACGAACATATAGAGACAGACGATGATACTGAAAGTGGCGATGATGCAGATGATGAAGAAAGTGTAGAAAGTGTAGAAAGTGTAGAAAGTGAAGACGATGACGAAAGTGTAGAGGATGTAGAAGAATTAAAAATAACAAAAATAGAAGGCGATGAGGTTTCTTTAGAACAAATTGAAAATTCTATTGGTGAAGAAGATAAAATGGAAATTTATAAAAAAATGAGCGTAAATGAATTGAAACAGAAAGTAATTGAAAAGGGACTTTCAACAAATACAGGAAAACTGAAAAAAGGTGATTTACTTAGTTTATTAGAAAACGAATAATATATTTACTATATATAAATGAATTTCAAAATGGAGACAAGTTTTGCACCTTATCAGGAAACTATAGAAAGAAAAGAATTTAGTTATGTTTCTCCCTATGAAAAAGAAAGTAGAGAAACAGTTGTAAAAAATATGATCTCAACAAATCATAAATATAGACAATTTATGATAAGAGGTTCTCAATCAATTAAAGAAATTAATAAAAATAGATATGAAAATGCTTAAAATCAATATAAATCTTATATTATATTTATATTGATATGATTGCCAGTTTTGATATTGGTATAAAAAATATGGCATATTGCATATTTGATATTTGCAATAACATACCACTTGTTATAGATTGGGATGTTGTTAATTTAATGAGTGGTGAAACAATAGAGAAAAAAGTATGTAATCAATGTACAAAAAAAAACAACATATGTGGAAAAAACGCAAAATATGAATTCAAAGATAATTTTTATTGTGAAAAACATGCAAAAATGAGCAGTTTTATGTTGCCAGATAAATCATGTTCTCCACCACAACTAAAAAAACTAAAAAAGGATGATTTAATTAATTTTGCAAATTCTAAATTTATACCTATAGACAGTGATACGAATAAAGATATAATATTAAATAAAATAAATATATTTTTAGAGAACATTTCATTAAAAGTAATAAAAAAGGATAAAACAAAGGCATCAAATATAGATTTAATAACAATCGGAAAAAATATTAAAACAAAATTTGATAAAATCAAAAATATGAATACTTTAGAAAAAGTTATAATAGAGAACCAAATATCACCAATTGCAACACGTATGAAAACGATACAGGGTATGCTCGCTCAATATTTTATTATGAAACATGATAATATAAAAATAGAATTTTTATCGTCTTCTGGAAAACTTAAGGGATTTGAAAAACAAAATATAAATGAAAATTCGGATTATAAGCAACATAAAAAGGACGCAATTTATTATTGTAGACAATTTTTAGAAAAACCAGAATATTGTGAATGGAAATGGGTTTTAGATAATAATAAAAAAGATGATTTAGCGGATTGTTTTTTACAAGGAATGTGGTATTTAAAAAATAAATAATATATTACGCGTAGAACTTAAACATTAATTTTATTATTTTATAATAAAACTGACATGGAAGAAATAACTTTTAGTGAACTAGAGCCAATAAATATTAATTTAGGTGATGAACCAAAAACCAATTTTGGGAGTGGTATTGAACTATTGATGAATGATAAAAAAAAAAGTAGTGAACATGCAACAAGTATTGATGTAAGTGAATTGGATAAATTAGAGGATGATTTGAATGATCTTTCATCAATTAAATTGAATAGTAGTAATTTTCAAGAAAAGCCAATTACATTAAAAACAGACTCCAAAGATGTTTCATTAAATTTAGACGAAAATACTTCCAGAATTGGTAAAGAAACCGTTGAAAGTATAGGTAAAAATACAACTTGGGATGGATTTATGAAAATAAATGAGGTCCCTGAAAATGTATCAAAACCAACCACATCAATGAATGAACGTGATAAAAAAAGAAAAAAAAGATCAATGCTTAAATCAATTGGTGATTGGCAAGAAAAAGGATATGTAAAGAATGATATTCGTTTAGATAATAATTCTACTTTTGAAGAAATAGAAGATGAATATGAAAGTGCATTAGAAGATAAGCGTAAAAGAGATTCAATAAAAATACAGCAGAATTGGTTAATTACATTTATTAATACAATTGAATATGGTAATGCAATGTTTGACCCATTTAATGTTAGTTTAGATGGTTGGGGAGAACAAGTAGGAGAAGATATTGATAGTTATGATGAGATATTTGGAGAACTTCACGAGAAATACAAAGGAGGAAAAATGAGCCCAGAGTTGAGTTTATTATTAAGACTTGGGTTTAGTGCAAGTGTTGTACATTTTAGTAATAGGGCTTTATCAAGTGCTGCTCCTGGATTTAATGATGTAATTAAACAATCGCCAGAATTGATGAGAATGTTTACAAACGCAACAGTGGATTCAATGAAAAATTCATCACCTGGAATGGCATTTGCAGAAGAATTAATGAACACAAAACCAAGTACTAATTTTGGTCCACCGCCCGCGCCAGCTGAAACGCGAAACCAATCTCCTCCACAAAGACCCGGTCAAATGAAATTTACTGAAAATCCAGGTTCAAGACCAGATTTGGCAGTAGGAAGAGGAATGTTTAAAGATACAGGAGTAGAATTGAGTTCACAAAGTAAAGTAAATGAACAACCAGTGAGATCAGCAAGACCAGAAATGTTGGGACCTAATAATACCGATATTGACAATATTTTGTCAGGATTGAAAACAAAACAAGAACCACAAATAAACAATATTGTTGTTGATATTCATGATAAAAGAGATGAAGATTCCATGATTAGTGTAACAAGTTTAACAAATTTGGAAGGAAATACAGCACCAAAGAAAACAAAACGTAGAAATCGATCTGATAAAAAAGTAGTTAGTATGGATATTTAGATATAAAAATAATATTATAATTTAATATAATTATGATATTACCAATAAAATCATTATTAATGAAATATACAATCACTGGTTTAATTGCTCCTCATGGTATGACTGACTATATTCATGCATTTAAAAATAATACATTATTAGAATTAAATGGTCTATATGCATTAACAACCGGATCTTTTGTATTATTGGATCAAATAGATCAATCTGCATTAATAAATATCATATTTATTTTTTCATCCATTTTTCATTTTCAGAGGGACGTTCCTTTAGAAAAAAAACCCCAACGATGTTTTATTATAACAATGTTTTTTCTTTTTTGTTTTTTAGTTAATAATGAATTTTTGCTTTATTATATGAGTGTTGTGCATGTACCAAATCATTATAGAATAAACTGGGATTTAATGAAAAAATTACCATTACAAAGTATTGGATTATTATCTGTTTCGACGTTTTTAATCATGGCTTTGGGACAGCAATTCTATAGTGAAGAGAATATGTTAATGAATGATGTATTGAAAGGAATTGTAGTTAGTCATATTTTGTATGAAGAACTATATATATTTAATGATTAACGTTTTTTCATTTCATTGTCGAAATCTTTCTTTGTTAGTTTGTATCCCCAATGTTGGAGAACCTGACGTATTTTTGGACTAATATTTTCATCATTATATGACCCGTTTTTTTTTTGTATTTGTGTTATTAAAAACTTAAAAAACCTTCCGTTTGTTCCTGCTAAACTTTTCCATCGATTTATTTGTCTTATATCATCGCTTCCTCTTTTACCATTATAAAAATCACAATACCAATGTACCCATCCATATGGATGGCTGGATTTAATCCAGTTTTTACTTTCCCAAAATTCTAATGTTGTTCCTACTTTCACTTTGTATTTATTTTTTTTTATATCATAATCCGGTGATGACAAATCATCTTCTGGTATACCAGACCACCAAGATGATGGATATTTTTTATGTTTATTTTTTAATGTATTATTAGAAAACTTAGATTTAATGGGTCTCCAATATGTACCACCAAATGATCCTAATTTAAACATTTGTCTTGGTGATAAATTTGGTCTAAAATCTGGATAATCATCAAAATATATTTTTCCGCTTCTTTTTTTTACTGTTTTATTGTTTGGCATTTTATATACTATAAGAATATAAAATACATAATTGGGCTCTGCAGGGAATCGAACCCTGGACCTCCTGCACCCAAAGCAGGAATCATACCTCTAGACCACAAAGCCGTATATAATATTATTATATTTAAATATTATAATTTTAACGTAATTATTATTTTTAGAATTAAAATTGAATTGTTTTTTAAAAATATAAGATAAAGTATAACATTAACATGTCAAATTTCCAAGAGATTACAATAAATGAAACATCTAAAATATGGTATCCATCAATAGAAGTAAATAATTTAAAAGAAGGTATTAATTTGGTTCCTTTTTCTGAAAAAACATCAAACGAATATGGAGAATTTATATTTAATATGGACAAAAAAAATACTTGTTTTCAAATTTTAGAACAAGAAGAAGAAGAAGAAGAAGAAGAACAATATCTAATAATTAAAGAAATTAATGAAAGAATTGACAAACTTTATGAAAGCGGTGAATTTGAAAAAAACAAAGGTTCTTTACATGCACAATTATCTGATAATAAATATTGGAATGCTGGTTTAAATATTGTGTATTTCTTCACACATAATGATATTGATCGTGTATGGATTGGCAATTCATCGAGTGATTTAAGATGTCATACTATTTTCAAAGATAGAAAAAGAAATATGATATATGAACTTCATTATGCACATGGTAAATGGGATATATTTCCTTTAAGTGATATTAATAATTATTTGGAAGAATACAAACCTGAATTACTAGAAAACAAACAGTGGATGAAATTAAATGAAAAGTTACCTTATTATGATATGGTACCTCTTGATTGTATAGATAGTGAATAGAAATAATTAGCTAGAATACATAATAAAAATTGAATTATTTTTTACTTTTTTTGTTTATGTTATAAAATTACCAATGATATCATTCTCTCAAATATATAGCAAAGATCAGAAAATTCCAGAATTGGACAGAATATTACCAATAGAATTACATGCAAATATTGGTAAATATTTAGGTTATTCTCGCCATTTTTATATCATTATGCGATTATTAAATAATAGTAAGGTTACTAATGAAATAAAAAGGTATTTGCATAATAACTGTTATCCATATTTTAATAGACTTAAACATGATGATATTAATTATGATATGATTTTTCATCAAATATTATTTGATAATATACATAACTCTGTGGAAATACATAAAATATTACCTTTGTTTTATAAAAAAACACATGAAGAAAAGTTTATTACTTCAAATGAACATATCAAAATAAATGAATTATTAACAACCGGCTATTCATTAGAGACTGAACGTGATAATTCATTTGAAGATGAAGATGAAAACACATTAACCTGTCATGTTTATCATGTATTTAGAATTAATGAGAAACCTATAATATTTCAAGTCACTCACGTTCAAACAATTATTGCTTTGTTAGCACAAGATCTTAATTATTGTTTCAAAAGAAAAGGTGAAACGAAAGAATTATATTTTCAAGCTTATTATAAAAATCCTTCATTAAAAAAAATAAATAAACATAGTATTAAATTGAAATCTAAGTTAAAAAAAAAGTTCGTATTAAAATATAACAATGGTGATGTGTTTTAATATTATTACACCTTTGTACATTTAAAACGCCTATTTTAAGGCAGGTTATTTTTTAGTTTCCGTGTTCTATTATATGCTCCCTTAAATATTTTTTCATATTTTTATTTAGGTTTTATCGTTTATAACCTTTTCTATATTTTATTTTAACTTTTCAAGTAATTCCTCCATCGCAATAGTTTTGAAGAACGAAAGTCAACTATTAAAGTTCTGTATGTATACAATCAATTTTAGCGTTTATAAATTCACATTTATGGTAAATAAAAATATTTTTTTATATTATATGAATTATTGTATAAATAATACACCGCCTTGTTGCGACAGTTCTGAAGATGGGACCGATTGTCATTTTTTGCAAGAAACAATAAGGAGTGAAAATAAATACTACATGATGAATGAGGAGCATCAAGCATATAAGGATTATGAATATGATATATATTACAGTGTGAAGTATGATAATAATAAATATAGACGTGATATGAATGTAGAAGGAATAAGAAACGGATTATTACTTTATAAAATGCGCATGCAATGGATGCATAAATACATACGCCCAGATTGTTATACATGTGATAACTCTTCACGTGATCACGAGGGTAATTGTAATGCGCTTTGGAATGCTTTAAGATATAGTCTTTATACCGCTTTTCGAAATAATACAATTGATTCTAGAGATTTAGATTTAAGTGATTATAATCATCAAAACTATTTGTCTTTGAATGATGTAGATGACATATTAATAGACATGCAACCATACCAAGAGGTTATAGATGATACAGTGAATGATATGATAAAGTGGAAAAGAGATGATAGAGTGAGCTCAACAAAATTCCAAGTTCGGAAAACAAGACCACCGCCACGCCCACGCGAGTGGCCATCAGATAATAATAATGATGATAATAATGATGATAATAATAATGATGATGGAGATGATGGTGATGATGATTATGATGATGATGAAGAAGAAGATGATGATGATGATGCTGAATATTATGATGATGATGATCAAATGGATGATGATGGTCAAATGGATAATAATAATTATGGGGGAGGATCAATAAAAAAAGGGACACGACGCGGAGGAAAAACAAGATGTGTTAAAAAACACAATTGTAAAAATAAAACTAAGAGAAAAACAAGATGTGTTAAAAAACACAATTGTAAAAATAAAACTAAGAGAAAAACAAGATGTGTTAAAAAACACAAAAAATAAAATAAACAATCCACATTGAAATCTAAGTTAAAAAGTTAGTATTAAAATATAATAATGGTGATGTGTTTTAATATTATTAAAATAATATTAAAAATAAATAATACTTATTGTTTTTTTATTGTATACAGTTTATTTTCGGTTTGTTTTTCTTTTCTTTGTTTTTCTTTTCTTTGTTTTTCTGCGAATTGTTTTTCTGCGGCTTGTTTGTTGTCTTCTTCCATTAAATCACCTATCGCATTAAAATTTACATATTGCATATCATCTTCATTATATTTTTTGTTTAGATTGCTCATTATATATATTTATTAGAAAGAAATCCAAATAGTAGATATTAGAATTATTCTATATATTTATTTTTTACATCATATAAATTCCATATTTCTGGATATTTATCATCTATTAATTTTAAAATTTCATCACACTTTAATATTTTTTCTTCTTTTAATTTTGTACTACAATCCTGCATTAATGGTTTAGTTTTTAATATTATTTCACGAGCATGATCATTTGCCATTATTAATAATTTATTTACTTCTTGATCAATTAAATATTTGGAATGATCACTCATGTCAGGATATATATTTTGTTTACCCATTCCATAATTAATAATCATGTTTTTTGCTAACTCGAATGCTTGTTCTAAATCTTGACGAGCACCCGTTGTAACTGAATACCCGAAGAATATTTCTTCTGCTATTCTACCTGATAACAAAACCATCAAATGATTAAATAATCCTGTCTTTGTATAAATATTACTATCTTCATCATTTCTCTCAAAAATAGTATAACCGGGTGTTTTTGGTGACCATAAATTCAATACAATCTTCGATAGTTTTGCATGATCATGACACAAAAACCCCACAATCGCATGACCAATTTCATGCATGACTATTCTATCAATAATATCATCGCTAAATTTACTTTCTTTACTTTGCCATCCTGCATAAATACGATTTAATATATATTCCATATCATCTGGTTTTATTATTTCTCTCTTTTCTCGCAATGCTTTCAACATTGCTTCATTTAATAAATTTTCTATTTGAGCACCTGAAAATCCACCGGTAGTTTCAATTAAATCGTCTATTGATATTGTTACATCCATTGGTTTTCCTTTTGAATGTATTTCAATAATAGCCTTACGTGTTTCGCTATCGGGACTTCCAAAATATATATTCTTATCAATTCTACCTGGACGAGTTAATGCAGAATCTAATAAATCTACGCGATTTGTTGCACCAATGACAAAAACCCCATTACTTTCTTTAAACCCATCTAAACATACTAATAATTGATTTAAGGTTTGATCTTTTTCGGAATTAGATGTATCATCGGTTCCGCGTGCACGTCCAAGTGCATCAATTTCATCAATAAATACAATACATGGTTTATTTTCACTTGCAATCTTAAATAATTCACGTAGACGAGACGCACCTACACCAACATATTTTTCAGCAAATTCACTTCCAGAAACTGGTATAAATGAAATATTTAACTCTCCGCAATATCCTTTTGCTAATAAAGTTTTTCCATTACCTGGTGGTCCTTCAAAAATAATACCTTTTGGTGTTCTCACATTAAACTTTTGATATTTTGAAAAATTTAGTAAAATATCGGATATTTGCATAAGCTCATCCTTTATTTTTTGATATCCACCTACATCATTAAATTTTGTTTTCATTGAATGATAAATTTGAAAATCTCCTTTTGTTTCAATATCCTCATTTGTATGTGCACGTTTGTTATCAGAACCTTGAATAGGTTGACTTGAAATAATAATACGTGGTCCTCTATAGCGAAACACACCCTGTTCATCTACATATCCAGTTGGATTAAGATTACGCCGATTGTCATCAATTGTATATTTATTATCATTTTCGTCTTGTATATTTTCGTCTCTTTCATCTTCATTTATTTGCTGTTTATAGGATTTTATAAATTCATTATTTATATTTTCTAATACTTTTGTTATATTCACTTCCGAAACTTCTTTATTAATTATAGATATTTCTTCACTGGTGGTTTCATTATTTAAATGTTTTGCATAAATTCTATTTCGCATATAGGGGTTGTACCGACTATTTTTTAAATAAAAAATACGTTCTAACTTTTCTATATTTTTTTTATCTAGATGGTTTGGGTCGAACATCATCTTTGGTATTCTGTTATATGATACACATCTTTCAAATAAATAAAAAAATAAAAAAATAACGCACAATCGCATTTTATAATATACAAAATAATTGTCTATATTCTTTTATAAAAAAATCGATTTAAAGTTTTAAGATGAAAGGGTGTATATGCAAAATCCTATTATATTTATTTTTGATAATATAAAACATAGTTGTATATTGTTGTTTATTTCTTTTATAAAATGGTTGAATATTTATAAAATGAATACTCATAATTTTTTTGATAAATATTATAATGAATATCCTATAATAAAAACATCATTTCAAAGTTATGAAAATTGCAAATATGAGATAGATAAATTAATATATGATTATAAAATTGAAAATCCTAGGTTATGGTGTTCTATTATAAGCATTAATAATAATGTATTAAAAGAAAATACAATTAAATTAGAGGAGAATTATTTACAAGAAGATACTATAAATAAATTTATTAGTTTAATGCAAAATACAAATAATGATGAAATTAATAAAAATAGTATTATAATTGCAAAAACAGAAAATATGCGCATTTGTAAAAAATTATCTGATATTCATTTGACGAATGAAAATACTCAAAAATATTTTTTATCTATTGAATATAGACATCCCAAAATGAACGATCCAATTGAAATACATTTATTACCTGAATATTATATTACTAATAATGAAATTCTTTCATCTGAATTTGTATTAAGATATCTTGAATATCAAAAACAACCATTTGTTTTTGATAAGGATTATTCTTTGAATATTATGGATTATAAATTAAATATGATTACTTTAAAAAATAACGAATTTATTCAATTATTAAATAATAATTATTTAATAAAATAAATTATACGTAATTTAGTAATTATAACAATATAAAGATTAAATAATGATTTTATTTAAGAGTAAATGAAATCCCAAAATTCACATCACGAACTATCAAATACATGGGATTTGTATTATCATTCACCAAATGATACAAATTGGAAATTATCTAGCTATAAAAGTATTATGAAAGATATAAGTAGCGTAGAAGAGGTTTTAGCTTTAAATGAAAAAATAAATGATCAAGTTGTTAAACATTCTATGTTATTTTTAATGCGTTCAGGAATTAGTCCGCTTTGGGAAGATCCTAGAAATAGAAATGGCGGATGCTTTTCATTTAAAGTAATTAACAAACAAGTAAATGAAATATGGAAAAAATTATTTTATTCTATTTGTGGTGAATCGTTGTGTATTAACAATGATAATAATAAATATGTCAATGGTATTACAATCTCACCAAAAAAACATTTTTGTATAGTTAAAATATGGTTTGCAAATTGTGAATTACAAAATCCAAATATACTAATAGATATTGATAATTTACAAAAACAAGGTTGTTTATTTAAAAAACATGAACCTGAATTTTGAACAATTACAATAAATGTTTATAAATTTAATTTATAATCATTTATAATAAATTTTAGTGGATAACTATTTAATATTGACAACCATAAAATAAAATCCCATCTATACCACACGTCTATAAAATTTACATTAAAATATCTACAATATATGGTGGTAGATAATATTGATGTAGTTGTTATTACTAATAAAAAATCTAGACAACCTATTTTTTTATTCATATTATAATATGCATATCTATATTTTTTTATTAAAATTATTATTAATACCTAAATATGCTAGGAATATACCAAAGAAATTTTTTGAGAAGATATCCAATATATTGTAACTAATGTTTTTCCATAAATATGGCATTAATGCAGAAATACCATACAATCCCCAAATTCCGGAAAAAATAAAAAATAATATGGATCCATTTTTTGTATATTTTGCATATTTATCATAAATATAATAAAAATATATTAAAAACGGTACAAAACCATATAATACCGCTTGTGTATTTGGTATTATATTCAGTTCTCCTAAAAACCCAAATAATAACATAAGTAAATTCAAAAATAATATAATATTTAAATTATATCCGTGTTTTAAAATACAATGTTTAATATATGCAAATGTACTTTCTTCTTGAATTTCCGGTACGGTTTCACCATTTCGTAAATAATCTAAATATACAATCAATATAAATAACATACTTGGTGTTGTAATTATCCAATCGTAGTATCTTTTGGGAGTGATATCAACATTATTTGTAAAATAACTAAATAACCATAAATAAAAAATAAATTCTATTATTTGTACAAATAATTCTATTGCTAATAAACCTTTTATTAATAACATATCACCTTCATAATTTAATGATAATGCATATCCATCTATTAATCCAGTTAATATTTGTGCAAATAATGATAGTTTTACGGTTGTATATAATAATTGTTTTGTTGCGATTTGTGTCATATATATATATTTAATAATATTTAAACCATTGAATATTTAAAATGGGCGAGTTTCATTAATTCAATTATCATACAAATAAATTATACTTCTAGCTACTTACACGCTCTCTAACTCATCCCATAGTCTACAAAGTTGATTTGCATAAACAACCTCATTACCTGTCCATCCCGCTAAAATGGCGCCTCTATAAGTTGTCTCAGGTAAGATGGTGTTGTCATAACCCGCAGTTTGTACCATATATGTGTTCAACCTTGGGTTGATTTCCATTCGGTATTTGTCTACACATTTGTGTATGTCTATGTACAAACTTCCTCCGTATTTATTGCCCCATACAAACCCTTGACTTTTGATCTCTGGATCATTTCCGTATAACCCACCGTGTCCCACTTGCATATCCGAATAACAAAACCAATGATCGAATTTATAGGAGGACGGGGTCTGGAAAGCCATTTTGAAGAACAACCATACACCATTTTCGGTGCCTCCACCTACTTCTCCTCCTAGCGCGTTGATTTCGGAGTATTGTTCCAACAGGGGTCTTGATTTATCGACTTCGTATAGTTTTAGATAGTCGCCGAAAATCCCCACAACTCCACGTCCAGTTGCACGATACGCAGTTAGTAATCCGGATAGATTTCCTATATTTGCAACGGTTTGGGTTCCATATGCAGAACTAATAGTTCCATGAGCACTGCCACTATTATCACATAAAGATATTACATCTCCTTCTAACTCAGGATAATTTTCGATTGACATTTGTAAACACTTTTCTAAATATTCCACGATAATATCTCTATATTCGATCGAGACAACAACTGGAACCCTAGTCTTCTGCATCTTCTTGTTGGTTGGTTGTTCTTCAATATTACTTTCTTCATCTTCCGCGGTTACGGCAATTATTGCGGACTGGTCAAACATCTTTCTCATTTGCTCATATGCAGTTATATAACGGAACGGAAACTGCTTTCCACCTTTTACACCAGATAACAACATTTCAAGGTACCTTGTCATGTTTTCCATTCCTGGATCAGAACCTGCAAATCCTCGAATATTTCGCAATGCCGCCATATGAGGCATATGCCACTCCATTGCTTCAAGTGTTTCTAACCAATTCTTTCCCAAAGAACGATGTGTTTCCCATTTAATGTCCTTGTCATCTAATTCAAGACGACCGTCACTCATTAAACTCCGTAAACTGTCGTTTTTCTTTAAAGTTGATTTTGAAGGATGAGCTAAACGAACCATACTGATCGTTTCTTTACGATATTTTTCTTGTTGATATGCACTCAAGTTATTCAATCGATCTTCATATGCACGTTTGATAAAACTAGGGAACTTACTTTTACTACCAAATAATGCTTTCCAAGCATCTAAACAAGCAATCGCATCACCTGGAAGTAACCAGCATTTCACCAAGATATCACGAAACAACTTTGGGTTATTCTCATTAAATTCAACACGCTGTGGATGAGCTGCTGCAACTGCAAGAATTTGTGCAGTAGATCTACGCATGAAAAACACATTGCGACATTGCACCGCCAATTCAAGCGTTTTACCAAAGTCAAAATCTAATGCTGAATTCACTGCATTGTAAAACGTTGTATTTCGTGAAACACCCATATCGGTTGGTACTAAAAGATGATCTTTCAATTCTTTAAAAACATTATCTCTTTTTTTACTTGTTTTAAAATCTTCTATGTATGCTTCATCTCTTTCTATTGGTTGATAGTATGTAGGTTCTCCAAGAAAACTTGAAAAAGCAACCATTTTTAAACGGTTCAAAGGATTAAACAGTTTAAAGCTCTTTTCACCCATAAAGTTTGTCATTTCGTTAGTAGTAGTCATAATAATAAATATATTTTGTAATTATATTGAAAATATTCATTTTATATTCAATTTTTATTTTTTTATTTAATTTTTATTTTTTTATTATTAATATAATAAAAAAATCATTAAAAAATATTTATAGTATTTTATAACCCCATTAAAGGGGTTTATCGGATCAAAATTAGTCGATGTAATCAATATAACCGCTTCCACCTGCAGAATGGAGATATTTTATATTGATTGGAAAAACCGAAGTTTTTCATAAGTTTTCCTCTTTAGAGGAACTGCATAAAGCAGTTATTTTCGATGAATTCAATATAACCGCTTCTACTATATAATAATAAGTTTGAGATGTCTAAACATCTTGAAATAGTAGAGATATTTTATATTGAGGCACAAGAGATGTTATTAGTTGATTTTAGTTTTAAAATTCGATGTAATCAACTAATCCGCTTCTTGTAATATATTTCCCAATCTGGGAATCGAACCCAGCTCTCAGCCTTGAAAGGGCCATATCCTAACCGATAGACTAATTGGGATTTATGTGTATAAATATATTTTTAATACACCATTCAATTTTCATTTTATCATTACCTTCACACTATAACAAAACATTATTTTTTTATATTGTTTTATATAATATTTATATTTATGAACTAGGTAATCCTGCTAAACATAATTTCATAGATCCTAAACTAGCAACATCATATTTTACAATTAATGGTAAATCATTTCCAATATATATTTCTAAATTAGAACATAATGGTGTACATTTAATAAAATGACTTAAACTTTTTAATGAAAATTCTCCCTGAACAACAACTGACGCTTCTGGTTTATTAATAAATCCCATATTTCCTGCTGATTCAGTCCTAAAAATTCTTGAACTTGCAAAATTTCCTTCACAATAAAATATCAAATCACTTCCTACTGATTTTATTTCTAAACGATCCGAAATTCCACTCATATCTCTAATAATTTTCTGAAAATCAGTTGTTGGCATATTAATAATAGTACTATATTCAACATCAGGTATTTGCAATTCTTCCGTATCCGGTTCAATCAATCTTAATTTTTGACTATAAAACTGTTTGATATCACCATTCTCATATTGTAATCCTAAATATGATACTACTCCATCATGATAATCCGTTTTATCAATATAAATTGACAATGTGTCATCATTTGACATTGTTGAAATAACCTTAAATAAATGTAATGTATTTGCACAAACAACAATTTTATCCGGATCGCATCTAAATTGCTCAAATTTACTTGCATGTAAAATTACATTCACTAATATTGTATGAGTTTTATCAAAATTAATAATTCTCATACCTTGTTTTGTAAATGTTATTGTTGAATCTGTTAATACATCTTTTAGAGCTGTTATCATATTTCTAATAGGTGAAACTTGAACACTTTTAATTTCTAAAACGCGTTCATTACTCATGTTAAATATAATAATATATTACCATTTTCGTTTATATTCATTTTTTTATAAATATAAACGCACCAATTAATTATAATTTTCTATATTGTGTTGTATTATTCATTAAACATTCTTCATATTTTTCCTTTAATATTTTACAAAAATCATTATTTGATGGTGAGCCTTCTTGATTTCTTGGTAAATCATTTAATTCTATACATTCTTTTAATTGACCCTTCAATGTTTTACAGTAATCATCATTTATTCTATTTGATGGTGAAAAAATATTCTTATTTGTACCAAATATAATATCAATTGCTCTATGACCAAGTGCACTTCCTGTACCTAATGATATACCATCCATAAATGTTATTCCTAATGATGATGTATTATTTTCCATTTTATTTTCATTTCTCGCCGGTGGTGGATTTCTTTTCAAAGGTTTTCTATGATTTTTCATTATAATATATTGAGCCTTTTTTTTATATTGTATATATAAACCTTTTTTTTATTTTTTTTAATATAATTATTCCAAATGTTTTTATTATGTAAAATACTATTTGGTTCTGAATAAACATGACCGTGATTATTTTTTTTATAAATTATATAATTCAAATAAGATTTTTTTTTAAGTGATATAGAATTCACACTATATATATTATAATATTCAATACATGCTTTCATCATTGAAACCATTATATTGTGAATAAAATATGAATTCATTTCTTGCATACATTCGTTGTAATGGATTTTATATGTATTATCATATTGATATATGACTGTCCATAACTCTGGTGGAAAATATACACGTTTCATTAAATTAATTTCTATACAATAAAAAAATTTATTTATAAATTATTCAATTTTTCATTTTATTAAGATTATAGATTAGCGTTATCCGTTTTGTTCATATCAATATCATATTCTTCAGTAGGATTGTTATATTTTTGTACACAATTTGTACCAATTAATCTGCTATAATATTTACGTTGCTTATCAAGATATATATTATGCCATCCAACATAATTTAATATAATATTTTGTAGTTCAGGTATGTAGAGAGTTTTATGTTGATCAAGTATATTCTTATATATTTTTCTAAGAATAATAATTCTTCTTATATAATTTATTTTATGAAGAGAACTACCATTGCACATCCAATACACTTGTTTAAAATAAATTAAATTTTTTGATAAATTTAATTTAATAACAGTATTTTCTGGTTCTTTTTTACTCCAAAAGTTCTCATCGTTGACTTCATCAATATTATATTCTTTGTCCTTTATAAAATTAATATTTTGAATGTGATCTGTATCCATAATAAAATTAGTAAATTAGTAAATAAAATTAAAATGTTTATTATTTATTCAATTTTTTTGTTTTATTTTTACCACAAGTTCTCCCAAGTTTTTTACATTGTTTTTTTGCCAATTTTAATGCTTTACTATTTGATTGACAACCTTCTTCTAGTATATTATAATCTATAGTTGATGCATTTCCACCAGTTAATGAACTCGCTAAACGAGCAACCCCCCACGAATGAGCGGTTTGATTAGGTCGACTTCCAGAACTATAATAGGCGCCTTGTCCTTTTTCTATTATCTTATTCAAAGCACCTGGAGAACATTTTGTTTTTTTTGCTAATTCCGGTATAGACATATTTTTAACACCATATATTTTTTCAACATGTTGTAAATGTCTACTTTTTTTCGATTTAAATGATTTCACTTTTGGACGTTTATAAAATTCCCCCTTTTTGTATAACTTCCTAGATTTTGCCAAATTTTTCTTTTGTTTTTTTTGATCTTTCTTTGTTAAATGTTTTGGTGCATATCTTTCAGGTAATCTTTCTTTTTTATTTAAAAAAAACTTTATTGGATCCATTTAATATATATTCATAAAAAAATTATATATATATTAAATTATCTAACTACTTCTACTACTTAAATGTACATAGCTAACATACTCTGACTTAATCCATCTTCAGTTTTAATTAATATATCAACATGTTCTTTAGTCACTGTGAAAGGGAACTCTACTTTTAATTTAATCTCATTGGAAATCATGGTATTGTCTGGTTTTACTAATCTAAATAAATTCAATTTCGTATGAATTATTTCTAAACATCGCTTCAAATTACGAACTCCTTCTTCTCCCTTTGTAATTCCTCGTGTAGTAATTATATGCTCAATTGTTATATCCGGTATTATAATTTCTCCTTCTTTAAATCCGACTTGATCACGAATTTTAGGCAATAAATAATTATTTGAAATTATGATTTTCTGCTTTGTATCATACCCCTTTGTTTGAATACGATACATTCTATCTTTCAAAATTGGATTAATCTTACTTTCATCATTATAACTAAATATGAATAGACATTTACTTAAATCAAAATCAACATCTGAAAAATATTTATCATGAAATGCACTATTTTGTGTGGTATCTGTCAAATGTGTCAATATTCCAATAATTTCTTCACCCTTTGGAGTGTCACTTATTTTATCCAACTCATCAAAATATATTACTGGGTTCATCGATTTGGAATCCATCAAAATCTGCACAATCTTACCCCATGTACTACCTTCATATGTATAAGAATGCCCTTCTAAGAAACTACTGTCACTTGCTCCACCTAATGCAATAAAGGAAAATTCACGACCAAGAATTTTACTAATTCCATCCTTAATCAAAGATGTCTTTCCTGTACCAGGTGGACCCTTGATTGCAATTGCAGTTCCTAATGCTAAAGGGTTAGATATCCATTGACCAATCATTTGCAAAATTTGCATTTTTGCATCAGTTAGTCCATAAACACATGTATCTAATGTTTGCATAGCATTATCCATAAAAGAATTACATTCTTCTATACCATTTTCCATTTTAATATCCAGTTCTTTGTATTTACCAAACGGAATTCGCATAAATGCATCAACCCAATTCTTGATTTTATAATATTCGTTGTCGCTTGGGTCCATTGATTTTAATACATTCAACTTTTGCATTACAGATCCTTTATACTTTGTTGGAATTTGCGAATCTAATAAAGAAACTCTATATGGAACATTCACTTTAATATGATCGTTGATTTCTTTTAAATCATTCATAATTTTCAATTGCTCCTTATTTGATAATTTCTTTTTAAAATATTCCATTTCGTTTGTTATTTTCTGTTTATGCGAATTAATCAATTTATGATAATTTTTCACATTTCGATTACGTGTTTTTTTAACTAATTTCTTTATATTATCTTTGCATTCATTTAGAGATTTCAACAAAGTTTTACTCTTTGGTTTTTCATGAAGTTTATTTGTGAAATATGTTTTCATGTCCACTAAATCATTATATTCACTTTCAAATTGTTTGCTTATAGTGTGTATTTCAGCACTTTCTTCGCTATCTTTTGTTGTATTTTTCTTCTTTCTGCTCTTTTTCTTCTTTTCTTTCTTTTCATCTTCAATCTTTTTTAGTTCTTCCGGTAATTCACTTGTTTGGTATGACTCCTTCATAAAAGTTTTTTCATCTTCACTATCACATTCTTCATGTTCGTCTTCAATTAATTCTTCACTTTCGTCATCACCGCCTCCAATACCAAATACAATATTAATTGCATTTCCTTCGTCTTCTTCTCCTCTCATATATTCTTCATATTCTTCATCACTTTCACTGGTCTCCTTACGACGGTTCTTCTTTTTTTTATTTTTTATTCTTTTAGAATTACGTGTACGTTCTTTCGTATATTTTGATGGAAATATTTTAGAAACAATTTTTCTAATTTGATCTTCATCTAAATCCTCCTCTTCTTTATGTTTACGTTTTTTTGGTTTATAAGAAGATGCGTCACTGTCTTCTTCTTCTGAACAACTTTCTTCTTCTGATGAACTTTCTTCTTCTGAAGAACTTTCTTCTTCACTATCTTCAGTTGACCATTCTTCTTCAGAATACGTATCACTACTACCCAAACTTTCTTCGTCTGAGGAACTTTCTTCCTTTTTTCTGTTATTTCTTTTAATACGAGAAGATTTGTCGTTATTGCGTGGCATAATTATGTTAAATAGTAAAATTTATATTGTTTTTTAATAGTTTATTTTTTGATTCAATTTTTTAGAAATGAAAAAAAAATTGAATGAATTAATATTAATATAAATAAATAATATAATAGTATATAGTCATGTCACAATCAACTGTCGCATCTAAAATAATTGGTATTCAATTTAGTATACTTTCTCCAGATGAAATTCGAAAGAATTCAGTTGTTGAAGTAACTAGTCGTGATACTTATATAAATAATAAACCAGTAATTGGAGGATTATTTGATCCTAGAATGGGACCATTAGAACCTGGTACTATTTGTCCTACAGATGGTTATACATATATTGAAACACCGGGTTATTTTGGACATATTGAATTAGCAAAACCAGTATTATTTATTCAACATTTGAAAGAAATAGTAAAAATATTAAAATCAGTTTGTTTTAAATGTAGTAAATTATTGATAAATAAATCAAATTATAATTATTTATTAGAAGAAAGTAATGAAAAAAGATGGGACACATTATGGAGACTATGTGATAAAATTGAAAGATGTGGTGAAAAAACAGATGATGGTTGTGGATGTAAACAACCTCATAAAATACATGTTCATGAAATGGCTACTATTATTGGCGAATGGAAAGATGTTTCAGATAGTGGATCCGGCGGAAAAGTAACCTCACATATTACACCAGAAATGATTTTAAAGATATTTAAAAGGATTAGTGATGAAGATGTTCATTTTATGGGGTTTAGTCCAATTTGGTCTAGACCCGATTGGATGATATGTCAAGTTTTACCAGTACCTCCTCCGGCAGTAAGGCCTTCAGTTAAACACGATGCACAACAAAGAAGTGAAGATGATTTAACACATATTTATAGTAATATTATACGTACAAACAAGGATTTACAAGAAAAAATTCAATCTAATGCAAATGTCAATGTAATTGATAGTCTTAGTCGATTATTACAATATTTTATTGCTATGATTGTAAATAATAAAACAAAAGGTGCTGCGCCATTAGCACAGCGTTCAGGTAGACCGTTTCAATGTATTATGAGTAGATTAAATAGTAAAAATGGTCGCATTAGAGGTAATTTAATGGGAAAACGTGTTGATTTTAGTGCACGTTCCGTAATTACAGGTGATCCAAATTTATCTATTCGTCAATTGGGTGTACCTTTAAAAATTGCAAAAAATATAACAAAACCAGTAAAAGTAAATGATTTGAACAAAGAATATTTATTAAGATTGGTTCAAAATGGTCCAGATGGTGGACCTAATGGAGAACCTGGTGCAAAAATAATAGAAAAAAATGGTCAAAGTATTGGTTTAAGATATGTTGATAAAAAATCAATTGTATTGAATAACGGCGATATTGTCCATAGACATATGATGGACGGAGATGCGGTTTTATTTAACAGACAACCTTCATTACATAGAATGTCTATGATGTGTCATATTGTTAAAGTTATGCCAAAAGGTGATACATTCCGAATGAATGTTGCAGATACAAAGCCTTATAATGCGGATTTTGATGGTGATGAGATGAATATGCATATGCCACAAAATGTATTAGCCGAAACTGAATTAAAACATTTGGCTGCAATTCCTTATCAAATCGTAAGTCCTGCATCTAATTCGCCCATTGTTGGTATTTATCAGGATTCCATGTTGGGTTCATTTAGATTTACAAGGCCGAATATTAAATTTTCACCAAGAGATGCAATGAATTTGCTAATGATGTTTAAAAATGTTGATATTGATTTATTTAATAAATGTTTAAAGAATAATGGTTCAAAAGAGTTAAAAAGTTTTGATTTATTATCACAAATTTTAGCTCCTATTACATTGAATTATAAGACAAAATTATTTCCTGAAGACAATAGTGAAGATTATAGTACATCCAACAATGTTTTGGAAATAAGAGGTGGTAAATATATTCGTGGTCAAATAGATAAAGGTGTTTTACATTCAACCACAAAGGGTGTATTACATAGAGTATTCAATGACTATGGTCATATGGCATGTGCAGATTTTATTGATGATTTACAAAATATTATTACTGAATATATGAAAACAAGTGCATTTAGTGTTGGTATAAGTGATCTTATTGCAGATGAAACAACTAATCAAAAAATTATTCAATCTATTACAAAGCAAAAAATGGAAGTGAATTCTATTATTGAAAAAGTGCATTTGGGTACTTTTGAAAATAATACAGCACAAAGTAATATAGAAGAATTTGAATTGCAAGTAAATAGAATTCTTAATACTGCAATGACAGAAACCGGTAAAATTGCAAGAAATAGTTTGAATAAGGACAATCGATTTCTCATGATTGTTAATTCTGGTTCTAAAGGTAGTATGTTAAACATTTCTCAGATGGTTTCAGGATTAGGTCAACAAAATGTTGATGGTCGTCGTATTCCTTATGGATTTGATAATAGAACACTTCCTCATTTTAATAAATTTGACGATACACCAAATGCGCGTGGATTTGTAGAAAATTCATATATTTCTGGATTAAATGCACATGAATTATTCTTCCATGCTATGGGTGGTCGTATTGGCTTGATTGATACTGCTGTTAAAACCTCACAAACTGGTTATATTCAACGTAGATTGATTAAAGGTTTAGAAGATTTAAAAGTAGAATATGATATGACTATTAGGAACAATAAAGGTAAAATCGTTCAATTTACATATGGTGATGATTCTATTAATACAACTCGCGTAGAAGATCAATTTGTTCCTCTTACTGGAATGAGTTTGGAAGATATTTATATGCATTATGATATTGTAGGAAATGAAGAAAAAGACAAAGATTTATTAGCAATCTATTCGAAAGGTACAGCAACAAGAGTACGTAAACAGCGTGATAGTGTAAAAAAGAAATCGAAAGAATATATTGAATATATGATTGAAAAAAGAAATGAAATTGTTGGAAAGGTTTTCAAAAATAAAAATGATAATAAAATTAAATTACCGGTTTCGTTTCCAAATAATGTTGCAAATATTCAAAGTCAATTGAGTTTGAATTCCAATTCGATTGTTGATATTACACCATTTGAAGCGTTTGAATTAATAGAAGAGTATTATAGTAAATTAGAAATAAATGAATTAATGAAACCGACTGATTTATTTAAAGTTATGTATTATTATTATTTATCTCCTAGAGATTTGCTTGTAAATAAAAGATTTCATCGCAAAGCATTAATTATATTGTTAGAAAATATTTCATTGAAGTATAAACAATCCATTGTTCATCCCGGAGAAATGGTTGGTATTATTGCAGGTCAATCTATTGGTGAACCCACTACACAGATGACTTTGAATACATTTCATCATGCGGGTGTTGGTAGTAAATCAAATGTAACCCGTGGTGTACCACGTATTGAGGAATTATTGAGATTAACAAAAAATCCAAAAAATCCTTCCTTAACTATTCATTTGAAAGCCATGGAACAACACGATAAGGAAAAGGCTATTAAATATTCAAATATGATTGAATACACGAAATTAATAGATCTTGTAAATAGTGTACAAATTTACTTTGACCCGATGGATAAAACCACTTTTATAGAAAATGATAAATTATTATTACAGCAATTTTATGAATTTGAAAATTTATTAGAAGAATGTAAAGTTAAAGGTAATACAGAAAAGACATTTTCCAAATGGATGATACGTATGGAAATTATACCTGAAAAATTATTGGATAAAAATATTACTATGGATGATATTCATTTTGCATTGAAAAACAGTTCATATGGTGATAATATTCATTGTGTATATAATGACTATAATAGTGATAAATTAGTTTTTAGAATTAAAGTTTCTACTGCTTCTTTGAACAAGAAAAAATCATTAGATCAATCTGATGAAATTTATTTGTTAAAAGATTTTCAAGATGCATTATTACATAATATTGTATTGCGTGGATTATCAAATATTAAAAACATTACTCCTAGAAAATTACCAAATATGCTTGTTAAAGAAGAAGGTAAATATGTGAAAAAAGACACATGGGTTATTGATACAGTTGGAACAAATTTAATGGATGCATTAGCTTTAGATTTTATTGATTATAAAAAGACATTCTCCAATGATATTAGAGAAGTGCATAAGGTTCTTGGTATTGAAGCTGCTAAACAAGTATTATTTAATGAAATTACAGAAGTAATGGAATTTGCGGATTCATATATTAATTATCATCATTTGAATTTATTGTGTGACAGAATGTGTATGTGTACAGAATTAATACCAATTTTCCGTTCAGGTCTTTTAAATGACGACATTGGTACTATTGCAAAAGCTACATTTGAAGTCCACACAGAAGTATTATTAAATGCAGCAAGGCATGCAGATTTTGATCATATGCGCGGTGTGTCAGCGAGTGTTATGTGCGGTCAATATGGTAATTATGGTACTGGTATATTCAATGTTTTATTAGATTTGGAACAAATGCAAGAATTAAAGGACACGGTAATCACTGCAAAGTCCAATGTAGAAAATATGTTCGATAACCTTAATGCAATTCATGATCCTGGATGTACAACAGAAGACATTGTTATTCATAATAATATTACAAATTTGAAACCAAACCAAGAAATAGTTTGTAATGATGATTACAATATGGGATTTTAAATATTCACTGGTATAAACATAAAAAAATAAATTATATAAATTATTTTTTTATATTTCGTCTTTATTAGAATATGCTTGACTATATCTTATATCAGGTTGAGCGATCTCGTAAGAAATCTTTTGTTCTATTTCACCGCTATTAAATAACTTTAATTGATTAAAATAATCACTTTTTACAAACGAATCTATTAATAATATTTCATTATTATCCACCTTATATTCCAAATTTGTTAAATTCAAATATTTATTTGGCTCTAATATAAACGATCGAATGCGCGGAAAACGTAGCAATTCATCTGATAAACGTGTATAATATAATATTTCATTATACAATCTATCATTTGTTAAATTCTTTTTAGGTACAACCAACATGCATTTATCATTATGTTTTTTACAACTTTTATTATTACAATCATTAAAACACGTTGTTATATCCGATACTAATATTTCTTCTTCAATATCATCAAATACTATATATTTTTTTCCCAAATCTTGCAATATATAATATATTTTTTTAATATTGTTCTCATAAATACTTTCTACTTCACTTAATACTTTTAAAATATTTATTTTTGTATTTCTATAAACCGGGTTTGTCATCAATATACGAATAGTTGTTCTGAAAATATTATAATATTGACTTTCTAATAATATTGATTTTGTTATTCCAATACGCTCACTGTCGATTTCATTAAAAGATGTATTTATATCTGCGTCAATATAATCACTTGAATATGTTATTTCCAAATCATCTTCTATTCCATCTTCCGGTTTAGATAATTTAATATATTGATTTGTTTCCGTTAATATTCCAATTGTATTTCCACCGTCCAATACCTTTTTTATAGGTAAACATCTTATCTCTTTTTTTGTTTTTTTATATATCTCATTTAATCCATTTATTGTGTTTTCGTAACTATTCCATAACATAGGATCTTCCAACGATGCTATATCATATTTATATTGCGAGGATGGAAAACATGGCAAAAATATATTTGATTTACTAGTTGTTATAAGTACTCCTATTATTTTTGCTTGATAATTCATTACTTCATATTCTATTTTTATATCATACTTTTCCAATATTTCAATTGTTTCTATTAAACTTTTTGGTTTTTCAAATAAATAATTACTAGGTAAACTTTTTTTTGGAGAACAGAACTTATTATATCTTGTTTTAATGTTATTTAATACATATTTTATACTTTTATTTTTTGAACTATTATAAAATAATTTTTCATATTTAATACCTTTGCTTGTATTTTCATATAAATAAACTGGCTCATAGTATTCATTCTGTTTTAATAAAATAAATGTTCCTTTCTCTTGATAAAACATATGTCTTTGATAAGGATTTGTTGGACAAATCAATTCCAAATAATCATCATCCTTTGTTATTTCCAAAATAGCCATGTTTATTCCCGATGCTATTAATTTATTATTCGGCTCCGTAATTATACTCCAAAAATAATTATGATCTTTTATTCCTTTTGGATCTTTTAAAAAACTTAAAAAATTTTCGTAAGATGCTATCGTTTCTAATAAAAATGAATACTCATTCTTATCATTCAAATCTAATGATTTGTAAAATACTGAATTTTGATATTTCTTTATATCTATATCTACATATTGACTTGGTTTAAATATTGCCACAAATGATGCATTTTGATATTCTAAAAAATTATCCAAATCGATTGCGTCTATTATAATTTCCATCATTTCATCTATTGATGGTTTTGGTTTATCATTCACATAACTATATATATCTGCAAAACACCCAATTAATGATTGTAACATTGTTTGCTCTACGCCATATCTTATAAAACACTCTGTATTTGGTTTTATCATTGCATGATTTGATGTTGTTACACATGATTTATTATCTGTATTAAAAAACTTTTGTACTGATATTGGTAAAAATCCTAAACGATTATTTGGAATTGGAAATTTCGACGCATCTACTACATAATTTTTTGTTTTTATTTGTTCCTTTTTCTCTCTTATTCCTTTGTTTTCTGTTTTAAAACAACAAGGTATGCGCAACCCATCTGGATGTTTTGTTGGATCTATTAAACCTGGATAATGCGGTATATAATTTTTATTGTCATCAAAATGCTGTTTTGGATTTGCAAATTGCAATATATGTTGACCTTCTTTTACTACATCCGCGTCATTTGGTATAATCGCATTTTTATTTTTTTTCAATATTTCATTCACTCTCTTTTCGCTTAAACTAGTATTTGTTTTTAAATCCCAATATCTTGGACATATGTACCAATGTTCTTTTGATTTTTTTGAACCATATTTTATTGCTGTTGTATAAGAACTCGGATCTTTATTTATTTCTTCCATTTCTTTATCATTTAATATAATGGGTTGTCGCTTATCATTCGCCGGACATACTCTCGAATATTGCTTAAATTTTCCTTTTTCTTGTTTTAATATGAGGTCGGGGTCTCGTTCTTCAATACGCAATTGTATTGGGTTTGGGTGTTTTAATCGCATTCCTGCCAAATCTTTTTCTAATTCATCTCCGTCTCCTCCTTCCACCTCATCTTCTTCCTCTTCTTCATCGTCATCAAACCCAAAAATTGGTTTTGAACTACTTTCTTCTTCGTCATCTGCACCAAATATTTGATTTTGTTCTTCACTTACAAAATATTCACTTTGCATTTCTTCAAATATAATAGGCGCCACAATCTTTTCTACACGCACCTCCTCTATTATCTCAAAATTTATTTCTTTTTTACATAAATTATCTATTTTTTTTATTATATGTTTAATATTATCTCCTTTTTCAAATAAACCTATTATACTTTTAAAATAATTATAAACTATTGGTAAATAATGGTGTGAATTTATATTGTTCATTTCCAAATAAACTATGTTTGTTGTTTTATCCAAATATATCTCAAATGGAAAACCTGTATTTTCTATTATTTCACCATTTAATGAAGTGTAATTTGATATAAATTTTGCATATTTATTTTCTCCCTGTTCTCGAGTTAAAGAAAAATCTTGCATTAAACCATTTACGATTTCCATAATATCATCTGTATTTTTTAACTCTTCTATTATATATTTATCTTGTGGATCCATTTCTGTATAATTTTCTACTCGTTTAAAATTCATATTTATATTTGATTTCTTCAAATCTTTAATCAAGAACGAGAACATTGATGATAAAAATACCTTGTATTTTTCAAAATTCATCTTTTTTGTTATTTTTAATGAGGTAATGTATTGGATTTTGTTTATTTGAATATTATCATCATCAAAACTAGAAAATTTTTTCAAATTATAACCAATGTTCTCCAAATAATAATTTATTAAATGAATTATTGGATTTACTTGAAATAATAATACGTTTCTCATATTTTCAATTGATATTTCTACATCGCTTTCCGTAATATCATTCAGGTTTACACATTCAATCAATACATTCCCATTTTTCTTTATAAAAATATTTAAATCTATTGGATAATTTATGTTATCATTTTTTACTATTATTACTATTTCTTCTGATTTACCTAAATCTTTTGCATATTTCAATATTTCAGACGAAAGCATATAAGGAATTTTTTCACCACTTCTTGAAATTTTTTCACTATATAAACGATACATTGTTTCTCGTTTTAATCCTGGATTAAATTTAATAAATGGCAATTGCTTTGTTGCGTGAATGTTTTTAAAAATACTATCCAATGGTAATATATTGTTATTTAATGATGATATTTGTAATTGAAATGATTTTATACCCACTTTATTATATTCAAAATCATCGATTGTATCACTTATTTCATAAAATAAATCAACCATATCATAAAGCTTTAATAATTCACCTGGTATATTTTTTTTATTGCTTTCTATTAACTCCGCACGTTTTACAAATAAATGCGTTTCATTCAAAATCTCATTTTTATATAAATAAGGGAAATACATTTTTGTCAAATATTCTTTCGTTACTCGTGTGTTTTTGTATACTTCCTCAGCTAAACATAAATATATTGTATTTGAATTTGTAAAATTCAATAATACGGAATCGTCACATATAAATACATCTTCTTGAATTTCTTTCGTACAATCAAATGGATTTATCGAGAACAAATAATTATGCGTCTTGAATTTATGACCTAATAAACCATTTACTATAGTTTGATCTGGTAATTTATAGAAATCTTCATAACTATAATATTCTTTCTCTTCTAAATAAACACTTTCATCAAAATTCTTTAAAAATAATTTCACTTTTTCTAAATCAACTAAATCCTCATATTCATCTAAAATACTATTAAATATATCTATCTTTGATAAATACTTTGGCTTTCGTACAAATAAATATAACTCTTCGTAAGAAACATTGAATTTTAATGCTACTAAAATTTTATTTTTTATTGTCTGTATTGTATCATCAAAATGTATATTTTGACTACTATTTATTATTTTTGAATTATTTGTTTCTATTGGTTCTCCAAAATTTATTGTTAATGGAGTTTCACTTAATATTTCTACTTTAAATCTATTCATATACTTAATATGACTATATTTTTCTTGATTATTTTATGCATCAAAATATGGATTGTCATGTATCTTCATACTACAATATTCTTTTGGTGCCTTTTTATAATCCTCGGGACTATGTATTCCCGCTTCTTTTGCATTTTCTAATAAAAATTTGAAATTTTGCCAAAATTCTGTTTTATGTCCAATCGATTTTGTTGCAATATGTGACAATTCATGGATCGCCACAAATGTTAATGTGTGCTCATCTATTAAATTACTGTTCTCTCCTTTCTTTTTATTTAAACAAAATGCTAATTTCTCTCCTTTATTTTCACTATATGCTGTATATTCACTTGTTGGTAAAGTTTCCATTATTTTCTTTGGATTATATCCTTTAACTAAACGTTTTATATTTTCTTTTTCTGGATATTTATCTCCTACATAATCAACCAATTTCTTACATTTATCCGTTACGCGGGCCAATAAATCTGCGGCTTTTTGAACATCCCCTCGCTCACGTACACAATATTTATTACCATCCACTGTTGAAACTATGCATTTTAATTGAAAACTTGCGCTATCAAAATAAATATATCCTAATATTATTAAAATAAAACCTATCAAAATGTATCCTAAAATATCTAATTTGTTCATTATATAATTATTATCTATTTTATATATACTCTATAAAATCATGCTAATAATATAATAAATCATATTATTAATCTATTGTAATCCAAAATTATCTGGCTCGGTTGTTGGATTGTTAAAAGGTGTCAAATTTGCTTGCTTAGACACTGGTGGATTTGCACGCAATTGTGTATTTGGTATCTTATTTACTGTGGAAATCATACCCATGTGGTGACCGGCCTCCAATAAATCTGGCATTGCTACATTATTCTTGTTGATTGTATTGAATTCACCAAATTGACTGTTTACATCATTTGGTAATAATTCGGAGGCATTTGCTACTTCATGGCTGGTATATGCAGCACCGTTTCCTCCCTGAGTTTCAGGAGATGGTTCACTTTGAGGTTGAGTTTCCTCTAATGTACCATCTTCGTTACCTTCTAAACCTAATTTTTTTCCATAAGAATAGCTATAAAGAGCATATGCTAAAATAACAACAACAATTAGTATTAACAGGTTTTGAACTGTTAGAACCTTTGACAAACTTGGCATCTTCATCTCTAATATATAATCGGTGGATAAAATTATTTTCAATATTTCATTTATTTATAAATATTTATTCATCACTATTTGATGTTATAGATCCATCCTCTAAATCACTCTCATCTATATCTTCCAACATATATGTGTTTTTTATATGTTTGGCTTCCAAAAATGCGACAACTGCTAATTCTTTTGCTTTTTTTGCCTTTGCTAATGCATCTTTATACATTCCATAATAAATGTCATTCCTATTTTTTAATTTTATTGTATCTGTTTCTTTAATTTCATCTAAAGGTATTTCTATTTCTTCCGGTTCTTGTTTATTTTCAATAAGTTCTAATGTTTCTATTTCTTCTTTCTCTTCTAAAACTTCTAAAACTTCTGGTTGTGTATTTTCTAAAACTTCTGGTTGTGTATTTTCTAAAACTTCTGGTTGTGTATTTTCTAAAACTTCTGGTTTCGTATTTTCTAAAATATTGGTTTCTGTATTTGATACAACTGTGTTATCGTTTAATTTTAAAACACAATTTTCAAATAAATCGCTGTTCTTAAGTATCAGTAATTGTTTTAATTCTATTTCTATTTGAAAACTACGTGGTGAACATTTAATTCCTTTAAACTCCAATGCTGCTAATACTTTATTATTTTCATCAATTGTTTCTATATTTATATTATTATTACCGTTCTCATCGAATATATTTATGTTTGATTTTCCTAAATGTACTGGTATGTTTACACGTAATATATAGAACTTACCTGATTTATATGTCTTTATTGGTGATGTAAATGAATTCTCAATATCATTTTCATCTAATTCAGTTTCAAACCAGCTATCTCTATTATCAAATATATACTTTTGACTATATTCCTCTAAATTCTCCAACCATCTTATAAAATCTTCGTTTTCATTTGTAAACATTAAATCACAATGCATTTTTTTTGTTCCTTTATTTGTATTTTGCTTTATTACACACTTTGGTGGTTGAATATATAATTGATCATTATTAAATAAATATTTTATAAAATGATTACCTCCTGAAAATCCTATTGGAGAATTTAATACTAAACTTGTAAAGTCAAAATTATCATTGGGTGATTTTATTGTATCCATCTATTTTGTTATTACATTTTTTCAATTAAATTATTACGCATTTGCGTATGAAAATATCAATAATAATATGAATAATAATATGGATAAATTACAAATAAAATGGATGGAAATTTTAAAATATGATGATATCAAAAAATATTTTGTTCAACCCACATTTATTTTATTATACAATGAATTTTATTTATATATTATGCTAATATGTGTCTATCATATTTTTTTTATTCTTATTATTTTAACAATTATTTATATGTTGCTACAAGTATTAAATAATATCAAGACGCTTGAATTAAAAATAAATCCGAGTTATGCGTAAAATATAATGTTTATATAATATATAATGAACCCTTTAGAAAAAATTATTGCGGGAGGTAGCACACTTCAAGGTAAACCATTACACGGTGGTGCTGCTAATCACTTAAAAACACCCACTTCAGGTGGATCTTCGTGTAAAAAAACTACTATTGGTGGCAAAAAACCACATACCTCCGGTGGATCTTCGTGTAAAAAGACTACTATTGGTGGCAAAAAACGCCGATCCACTGGTAAACGTAAGAAGAAGGGAGGAAATGGATTTCTTTCTCACATTACTATACCTGCTCTTTTTGTTGCTGCTAATACTACATTTGGTAAAAAGAAAAAAATTAATAGTAAGAAAAGACGTTCTCCATTTACAAAGAAAAATAGAAAGTAAATTTATTTAAATATTATTTAAATGTATTTGTTTAAATAATATATATGTCCAAAGAAGATTTTGTTGAGAACATTAGACAATGGGTTACTACGGATACTCAAATAAAACAATATAATGAAAATTTAAAAAAAATTCGAGAACGTAAAAACGCTTTAACCACAAATATATGTGATTATATGCATTCCAATTCTATTCAAAATAAACGTATTGAAATTAGTGATGGTTATTTACGATTTTGTGAAAAAAAAGAATATGCACCATTAACCTATAATTATATTCAAACCTCATTAAATAAATTAATCAAAAATGAAGATCAGGTTGATCATATTATGAAATATTTAAAAGAAAATAGACAAATGAAAAATTCTTTTGATATTCGCAGAAACGATACAAAATAATATAAACATTTTATATATAGTAAAATATGGTATTCACTCAATGTAAATCTTTTATGCAACAACTTGAATGTGTCAATGGTGATTGTCAAGTTGTATCCATTAATAATTTATGTCCTGAAAATTGTGAAAACACTACAAATAGATTAAATAATAGTTCATTGCCTTGTGGATTAATTAAACAACATTATAAACAATCTCCTCATTATATTGATAAAATTATTGAAAATGACATCGATTTCGATGATATTGATGAAGATGATGAACCAATTAATAATATCATTGATGAACCTATGTTTTATGGGTTTTTAGATTTAGTAGAAAATAGCAAATCTAATAAAATGTCCAAAAAAAATATTGAACCACTTAATAAAACAAAGAAAAAGCGTAATAAAAAATAGTTACTTAATAAATTAATAATATACATTCTTTCTGGCAAATTCTCTTGGTGCTCCTCTTCTCCTCTTAGTAATACGTCTTCTTGATTTACTTCTTGATTTACTTCTTGATTTACTTCTTGATTTACTTCTTGATTTACTTCTTGATTTACTTCTTGATTTACTTCTTGATGGTGTACCTCCAATTCCATTTGTTGGTGGCATTGGTAGTGTTGGTGGTGTCGGTGGTGTTCCAAGTGGTGGTTCAAACCCGGCGGATCCTAGTGAAAGAGTATCTTCTGGATCATCACCATCTTGTTGATAATAAGGTACAGTTGCATCATCTTCATTGTACGATGTCATTTCACCATCTTCATAAGGTACAGTTTCATCATCATCATCTTCACGACTATATAAACCAGGGTTACGATTATATTCATTTACAAAATCTTCAAATAATTCATTATATTCTTCTTTTTCTGTAATTTTATCATAATATATTTTTATCAAATCATCTGCGTGCTCATCAAATCCATTTTTATTTTCTCTAATTTTATCATACATATCATCCATTAAGAATTTTAAATTAGTTGTCATATAAATTTCTTTTTTAATTATTTCCTTAAATGTATCATAAAAAAAATAATCATCTCTTATATTTTTATTCAAGAAAAATATTAATTTTAAAGCAATAATATAAACTTTAGATACTTCTTCCATATCAACCATGTCATCCCTATTATAATCATTATTAAAATATCCCAATAAAGTAACAATTTTTTCACTAATTATATCTTCTATGCTTCTCCCCTCTTCTCTCTGGATATCGGAACCTATTTTACCTAATGTGTCTTTGAATACATCAATAAAATTTTGCCAATATGTGTCTATCATATATATATATAAATATAAAATAATATTATTCTTTCTGAAAAAATGTTAATATTTTGTCTACCTCTTTATTATTATCATATATAAACCATTTCTTTCTATCTTTATCCCATCTTCCTCCTGAATGTTTGATTTCTTCTTTCTTACAAAAAGGAACGTGTAAATATATTTTTATAGGTTTTTCATAAGGACAACTTTCTAATCCAATTGCAAGATTTGCTAATTTATCAGCATTATCATTACCAATTGAATGTATATCGGTATTATTTGTATGTGCCTTTATATGTATAAATTGTATATTTTTTTTATTTTTGTATAAATCGTATACTTCTTTAACTAAATCTTTATTTGGTATATCTACATTCCAACCATTTTTATAACATTTTTCGCCATAAGAACACGCACAATTTATAGCATATTCAGAATCACTTACAATTGCTACTTTTTTACCATTTGTTATATCATTTTCTATAATATAATAAGTTTCTATAATAGCACTCAATTCTGCCATATTATTTGTTTGTTTTCCTTCTATTTTTTTTGAAACATTACGATTATCATTTATATCAAAAAATATACCTATACCCGCAACCGCATTATCTTTTCCGTTATTAGAACAAGCGCCGTCCGTATAAACATAATAATCTGGAATAAAATCATTATTCACTTTTTTTTTGTTTTCATTTATTTTAATAAATATTTCAGCTTCTTCTTGCGTATCAAATTTTTTATATAAAGCATTTTTATAACCATTTACTGAATTACTACAATCGTTCCAATTTAAAAATATCCCAGGAGTTCTTCCATAAACCACTGCATAATGTGGCATTTTATTATTAAATTAAATATTTTTTATATTTATTTCATATAACTATAAAAATACACAACATAATAAATTAATAACGTGACCATTTATCCTTATTATGTGAATTAATTGTTAATAATTTATCTGCATTTTCTTTCCAAAATTCGGCCTTTCTATCTACTACTGTTTGATGTCTCGATTTTGGTAATATTTTGTTTTTATTTGCATCCATCATATTTTTCTCATACTCTTTTGGCTCTGGTTTTACACCATAACAGTTTACACCAAATTTAATATTTGGATTGGCAATATATCCGCCATTCACTCCTGGACGACCACACATGTTCTGAATTGATGATCCCTTTTTATCACAGTCATTTACACTTCCTTTTAATTTATTCCAGGTTTCTTTTTGTGTTGGAAATAAAGCCAATTGATCTTGTGACCAACCATAATTACACCATTCTGCACCACTTTCATAAGATCTTTCTACTTCATCATATGTTGCTAATCTACCATTTAATGCTTGACAAACATATGGCGCTTCTTCATATGTATACAAATTGTTTGATACATTGTATGTTTCTTGTTGTTTATCTAATTGTACACGTTCTTCTTCTTCGTCTTCTTCTACTACTTTACTATTAAATAAAGATCCAATTGCTTCATATAACATATCCACTACTCTAATATTAATAAAATTGTTAAATATAAAAACAATTACCAACAATATAAAATAAACTATTAAAAATGATGTTACTAAAGATATTGTACTTGGCATTTTATCAATTTCTATTGGCATTTTGAATAAATAACATAAACCATAAATAATTACAATATACATAAGTGTGTACAACATACTGTAATTGTTATTAAGATCTTCTTTTAATGATTGTGATAAAAATGTAAAAAATTCATTTCTTTCATCACTTGTCAATAAATAATAACTGTTCAATATGGAAAATACCACCACTAATAAAACAAAAAAATCACTCGTTTTTGCAAACATAGATAATTGTTGAATTTCATCGTTTTTCTTAAAAAATCCTAAACTTGTGTTAATTATTATACCTATTGCTAAAATCCATAAAATAAACGTCATTACAACTTCACTCATTATTAAATTCATAAAATTTTCTGCTTCATTTTCTATTGTTGTTTTTTGAATTTCCTTATTTTCATCTTCGCCATTTGTTGACATACTATAATATATTATAAGTTATTTTTTTTACGATAAAACAAACAGTAGGACATTGGCGTTATTATATTACTTTCTCGTATCTTTGATATATTATCGTCATTAAAGTGTATCCAATCATTTTTTAATGTCTTTATAAACGTTGTATAGTGTCCTGCATTTAAATTTCCAACATGATTACATACTCCATATAAATCATATACATATTTTGATGCATTGTAACCTTTTACGTACTTAGATAAATTCAAATTATTCAATGGATATTTTACATTATTTAACTTCTTATGTCTACCGTCATCCGAAAATCTTTTTAATACAATAATTAAAATCTTTGGAAAACTCCAGAATATCATGCGTTTTTTAACATCTTCCTTTTTTTTTGTTTTATCATTATACCAACTGTTATCCCCCTCTAATGTTTCATAATTTACATAATCATCTAAACAATCATAAATACTAGTTTCTTTATTATCCGGAATTGGTAAATCCAACATCATAAACTGTTCTGGTATTGCATTATGTATTTTTTTACCATTTTTTGATATTATTTCTGTTATATATATACCATAAAATAAATCCATTATTTCTGAATATTCCCTTTTATAAGTGTTTTTTATTAATTCGTAACATTTCATAGCAATGTTATCAATATCCGTTTCTACTTTTCCTGTAATACTTACGTCTGTTGATCTTGCCAAACTATTATGCATTGTATCTATTAAAAATAGTAAAAATTCAGGCATATCATTTTGATCATAACCAGTAAAAATATCTCTTTCTTTTGTTTCGGCAATTTTATGAACATTTAATAAGAATTTTTTTGGTGAAATTACTCCATTTGTTTTCCACATTAACACACGTAATTCATTATACTCTTTTAATAATTCACTATCTATTATATTTTTTACTTTATTATTTTTTATTTTTTCGTCTAATATTTTATTTAATTCATGTGTATTAGATAATACCTGAATACTTGAATTCAAAAAACATGTATTACCTAAATTATTCAATCCTGTATAACCTTTATTAATATAATTAGACAATTCCATTAAATAAATATAAATAATAATCTTTATATTTATTTAATATTATGAGCGATAATATATATAATTTGCCTCCAAGACAAATAACTAACCAATCTATAAGAGAACTTATAAATAGTTATAATAATAACCAGCGTATATATAATTTAAATATACATGATTATAATCGCAATATTACATCATTGATTTCTTTATTAGAAACAAATTCTAATTCGAACCGCCCAATTACACCTCGTTCTCGAACGGTTCGTTCTCCTAATTTTAGAAATTCTAATTTATATGAAAATACAACGAGAAATATTTTTAGTGATGAATTTTATGCAAATATTTTACTAGGTATTAGTAGTCAAATTCAAACTCCTCGTCGGGGGTTAACCGAAATTGAATTTGAAACATATACACAAACTATTGAACGCACAACTGATATGTCAAGTAATATTTGTCAAATTACACATGAAGAATTTGAAGAAAATGAAAGAGTTTGTCAAATACTACATTGTGGACATTATTTTAAACGAGATGCTATTTTTAGATGGTTACATACAAATAGTACTTGTCCATTATGTAGACATAACATTCTTTCTAGTGACACTATTCGTAATACTAATATTCATGAAAATAATGAAACGATTGATGAAAATAATGAAACGAATGATGAAAATAATGAATTTTATGAAGAACCTGAAATTTTAAATCCAACAAATAATAATATAATTGAATTTATACGTAATTCTATTTCTAGTGACGTATCTCTCAATATTGATCCGTCTTTTAATTTACATTATACTTTTGAATTTCCCATGACTTATTATCCTCCAAATAATAATGTATAATTTATAAAAATATATAGATTTATAAATTATTTTTTGCTTTTTCTTCTTGTTTTTTTTTTTTTTTTTATTTTTTTTTTGATACAGGACTTTTTTTTGGATTTTTTCATTTTTTTTCTAGTATATTTTATTCCACCTTTATTTAGATCATTTAGAAGTATATCTTCCCTATAGTATTTGGCAGCATTTATCCTTCGCAAAGTTTCAGAACCGCGTTTTAACACGTCTGTTGGTTTTCTTCTTTCGTCTATTGATCTTATTCCTTCGTCTATTGGTTCGCCTATTGATTCGCCTATTGGTCTTCTTCCTTCGCCTATTGGTGAATTAAATGGTTCACTTAATTCAGTTAAACTTTCCGCAATTTCATACAATTCACATGATCTAAATAAACTTTTCAGTGTTTCTATAAATATATATTTTGTCATTATATTTGCTGTATATGGTTTTTCAAATAAGTTATTCTCATATTGATCTTCATTTATGGTAAAACCATATAAAATAAAATAAAATAAATTTTTTGATATTAACTGTAAATTATATTTAATACTAAAAGCACTTTTAGTTATTTGTTTATTAAAATCTTCATATTCATTATCTTCTGGAAACAGTATATTATTAGAAATAAATCTAGCATATATTAATGAAACTATTTTTAAAAAAATGTTTTCTTCTTGTCCTTTACTTTGTTTCACTTTTACACTATGCATTTTATTATCATATAATTTACTTAAATTATTCAATCTCATACCGTATTCATTCGGTAACTTAAAATGATTTGTTCCATTAAATATACCTTTCACTGCATTTTTTACCTTAGCATCTGCTATTTTTCTGTCTGTATTTGTTATTCTACTCCACTGTGCTTCTTTCTCTTGTTCCCATTTATTTTCTTTATCCTTTGATTTATAAAATTGCCAAAAAGAATTAGATATATTTTCATCTATTTTTTCGTTATCATTATTATAGCTGTTGTAATTTAAAGAATAATTACTTATTGCTTTTAATATAAATTTTTCGGATTGAATTGCATTCATATTATGAGATGATTCAATTTCTCCTATATTTTCTGAAATATGAGGTGGAAGTATATATTCAAATGATGCTATCCTAATTATATTATATAACTGTTTTAGTCTTTCTTTTTCATTATTTACTTCTTCAATTGTTTGACTTTGAGAACCGTGTCTTAACGTTAAAACATCTTGTGTTATTGTATTCTCCATTTTGTTCAATATAGTTGCTATTAAATTAAAATAATATATTAAATTTTTATTTATAGTTTCAACATCATCCTTTACTATTTCAATGCTATTGCAATCATATAAATCACTATTTTTTACTTCATTTATATAATATTGCAAACCAGTTATATTGGGAATATATTCACCTGTAACATCATTTCGTTTAATAAATACACATGCACTTTTTATTTGATTACAACATTTATGCGATTCTCTTACTTCCAATAATGAAAATAATAATTCATATTTATTTAAATATACTTGACCGTTATTAATAATAAATTTTTTTTCAAATTGTTCTTTATTCGGTGTTTTATAACTATATTGTACTTTTTTATAAGATTTATCAAAATTAAACACTAAATCTCCATTATCATTAATTCGCGTATTGTCTTTTACTAATTTCCAATAATTTTTCAATCCAATACCACCATATTGAGCAGCAAATGCAAATGGCAATACATGTTCTATTTCCATTTGACTATCTATTCTTTTATTACATATATAACATGTTCCTTTTTTTTCTTCTTTTAAAAAATTCCATAATGAATTTGTATCATTCACATCTAATATATGTGCATAACAAGAATTACTCATTTTTATATAAAAATCTGCAAAATCAGTTTTCTTATTACAACCTATTTTTTTATAAAATGTATCTATCAAATATCTTGTATATACTAATTGATTTTTTGTAGATTCTTCTACTTCTGTTCTATCAAAATCTAAATTTAATATTTTTGCAAATATTGAAGCTGTTGCCATATAATTTTTCGATTCAGGCGTAAATTGCATTACTCTAGGTTTTGCATCATAATCATTGTTTTGAATAGCTCGCATCATTATCCTATATGTTTCTTCATTAACAGGTAATTTTTTTTCATGTTTTATAATATCAATTATCTCTTGTAGTTTAGTTATATCTATTAATTCTCTTTCTGGTATATCAATTATCTTATCTGTTAATATAATTTCACTTATTTTTGTTCCTTCTATTAATTCTCTTTCTGGTATATCAATTATCTCATCTGTTAATATAATTTCACTTATTTTTGTTCCTTCTATTAATTCTCTTTCTGCTATTAATTCTACTTGTTGTTGTATATTAGCAACTTGTTCTTCTTCTTCTTCTTCTTCTTCTTCTTCTTCTTCTTCTTCTTCTTCTTCGTATGTTTGTTTATCAGCAGCAGCAGCTTTATTTTGTTGATGTTCCATTTATATATAATATCAAAAGAAATTAGTGATTAATTTCATATTATTTTTTTCACTTGCTATTTTATTTAAGATTTTATCAAATAATATTGTTTTTATTTGTATTGAACAATATTTTTCCTTTTTCTTCATAAACATTTCATAATCATCTAAACAATCTTTTTCTAGTTTTTTTATTTCTTTTTTATATTCTTTTATTGCTCCTGTTTTTCGCCTATGTTCCCATATTGGTATCAACGCCAATCCAAATAATTGTTGCAAAGGTTTCATCAATTGGTTTGTTATGTAATAAGTATAATCGATCTTCAATTTATTGTCTATTATAAATTCAGGCGTCTCTATTCGGTCACCCAATAATGCTTTTGGTGTTTTATTGTTTATAAATACATACTTTATTCTATCTCCTGGTTTTGGTTTGTTTCCTGGATCACGTTCTCCTATTCGCTCTGATAAAACCTTATGAGCAATTGTATTTGGATTTTTATAATCACTCCTCAATGCTCGCGTTATTGATAATTTGTCCATTGGTACTTTTCCTTGTACCAATTCATCCAATGAATTATTTAAAAACTCCACTGCTTTTTCTATATTGTTCTCATACATCAATATATTCAATATTCCTCCATATGTATCTTTCAAATAATCACATGAGTCGCGCCTCTTTAAAGACAATCCCATAAATTTCATTTTTCCCTTATTTGGATCTTTTTCATATAACATACCTACATAACGCTTCTTTGACAACAATATAAACGGCATCAATGTTTTCTCATATTCTAAACCCATCGGTGGTTTCAAAAAGGATGTACATAAATCGGCAACTTCTTGAGCGATTTCTATTGTCAATTCTAACGCTTCTTTTCCTCTGATCTTTTCTCCTGTTTCTGGATCTTCCAAATTAAATGTGAAAAATACACTGTCAGTATCTCCATATATATATTCTGCTCTTGTTCGTACTTTAATATTTTCTTTTGTTTCGTATATAGTATTTCCATACACTTCTTCTACCATTCGTTTTGCATATATTATCATCATTCGCCCGGTTGCTGTGGTTGATGCAGCTACATCTTTTTCATAAAAAGTAGATGTCTTTGCACCACATTGTCCATATAATGAATTTGCTGTTACTTTATAACCTAATTGTCTTTTATCCAATATATTCTCCATAAATGGATCTGTTTCACCTTTCATTAATTTCTTTGTTGCTTTACGTGCTTTTAATAATTCTTCCAAAATAGCTGGCATAATGGATTTTTCGTTATTTGACAACTGTGCCCATCTACATATCATCTTTCCGGATTTTGTTTTTACGGCTTTTGCTTTTTCTGATTTTCTTATGTATCGATATGTATCAAACTCAATATTTATATATTGATATTCTGGCAAATTATCATATATGAAATTACCATTTTCGTCTACTTCTCCTGTTTGGTTTATTAATTTTCCTGTTAAATCATATTCCTTTGTCCATACTTTACTATCATGAGAATAATTCTGACTAATCATGGACGACGGATACAATGACGAATAATCTACACACGCAACTGGATTGTCCATATACATTGAACATTTTGGAGGCAATACTATTGCTCCTTCATATCCTTCATTGGATCCTCCTTTCTCCAAATCTGGCATTAACGTATCTTTTTCTCTACATTTTTTTGCTACGTAACTTGTTAGTTTAATACCTTGACCTCGTAAAACCAAGAAACTTATTGGTACACTACAAATTGCAGACATTTCTACATATCCGGTTACTACATCTATCTTATTCATCAAATGATGAACCAAATTACAATCCTGAATACAATATTTTGCTACAATCGCTCGATCACTTGATGAACCATTTGTTAGTCTAAAAATATCTTGAGGTGTTACATCATCTTTTGCCATTCCCCATTTGAGTTTTTTATCTTCAAAGTCATAGTGTCCATCCACTGTTATTATTTTATATTTATTCTCATTTTCTATTCGTTCTTCTATATTCATAACTTTGAATTTTTTTCCATTTTCCACATAGTCTGTTGTAAATCCACACATTTCAATATGAATATAATCATCTATATTTAAACCTACCAAATTTTTACTATATAATTCTGTATATTTTTTACGAGATTTTGTTATTTGATTTGTCTTTACTATTTCATCTCCTATAAACTCTCCTGCTACATCATCTAATTTATAAGATGACAAATTGAAATCTTTCCTGAAATATGTATACATATCTATTTGCAAACGACCTGCGATTTTGTAATATTTCAGGTCATATTCCCCTGTTGCTAATACTACTTTTGTATTTTCTATTGCTACTTCTCCGTCTCTTATTTTAAAACATTGTTCGTCCTTTATTCGCGATAACATCAAAAACTCATTTACACACTTGTTTTCTTGTGCGCGTCTATACATAAACTCATAATCAAAACCAAATATATTATATCCTATTATGATATCCGGATCTTCTTGTTGTATCAATTCACACCATTTTACTAATAATTCATCTTCTGTTTTACATGTTTCCACTTTTATATTCTCTATTTTATCACAACTTCCCAAAACCAAACAGTGATTTAAATATGGGTCTTTTTCTCCATAATTCATAAATGTTGAACCAATAAACGTTACTTTATCGCCTTCTAATTCAGGAAATATTGATGTTAATGCACTATCTAAATAATTTATTTTTTCCTCTCTTGTGAAATCGTTTGTTAATACTTCAATTATTGTTGTTTTGTCATTGCACGATTTTTGCTTTTTATTATCATATTCATCGTCTGAATCATTATTTTCAAACATCTTTGTCAATGACATTATGTTTTTTACACTTTCGGTTATTACTGCATCTTTTATTTTTTTTTTAAACAACTTATCAATATACACTTCTACCTCTTTTTTTATTGGTTTATTTTTTGGATAAACTACATCTACATTTTGAAATTTTGCATATCCAAATGCTGTCATTATACTACTTTTTATTAATTGTTCCAACTTTCCATCTGTTGGTTTATATGTATTATATAAATCTACTAAATTTGTTGCTAAACGCTTATATGATTTAATTGGGACTGGAAAATCTCCATGACTACTACTTGCTTCAATATCAAAACTACAAATTTTATATGGTACAATTGTTTCCTTTTCCGGCATTGGTTTCACATATTTACTTGACGCGGTATATTCAAACATACAATTTGTTGGTTTTATTCCTCCTTGTTCTGATTTTGTTGTATTTATTTGAACCCATCCGGATGGACTTATTTCATTTATATGATAAAATCTCAACATTGGTGGAATATTACTTTCGTATAATTCTAATTTATTACCATTAAAATAATAATCTTTTAATACTCCATTCCTATACCACAAATGTTTGACTTTATTCATATTTATCGATGAATTAAATGTTAATTTTAAGAATTTGAATTTCTTTCCAGCAGAGAACCCATACAGTTTCTTATGTTTCACTATTTCCATTTTATCTATTACATTGTATTTTAATTGCTTCTTAAAATTGTCTTGTAATGATTTAATCGATCCACTTGAAAAATCGTCTGGTACTTTCAAATAAAAGAACGGTTGATAATCATTGATTGTTATACTACATGATTCTCCTTTTTCATTTATTCCAAACAATTGTATATAAAATTGAAATCCCTTTGTTTCAGTTCTCTCATCAAATATATTACAATCAAATAACCGAAAACTTTTGTAAATATTCTTTCTTTTACTCATTATTGTATTTAGTCAAATATGTTTAATACATTTGATTAAATATGTAATTCAATTTTTTCTTTTTGTTTTTCTTCGTTTTTTTTTTCTTTTTTCTTTTTTTTGCTTTTTTGTTTTATTTGTTTTAGTAGATTTCGGCATAATCCATTTCATCATATTATTTGTATCTCGTTCTCCATTATAATATGTTATTTTTCCGTTTTTTATTTTTGCGATTGTTGGATAACCTTGTACCTCTACCTTTTCATTTAAATTACTATTTATTTCATCTAATTTATATAATTCTTTCGATTCAATATTTACTATTTCTGGTGAATTTTTGTTTTTCTCTATTCTTGATGTTAACCTCTCCCACTCAGGTGCCATTCGTATACAATGTCCACACCAATCGGCATATAATTTTATTATTGTAAAAGACATTTATATATTATAATTATAATTTTTTTTCAACCATTATTATATATCTAAATGAAAAAGAAATTGTATATTACTCTAATTATTTTAATTGTTTTTATATTAGGACTTTATGTTTATGTCAACCAAGATATAAAAGTAACTAAAGAAAATTTAGAAAATAGAAGTAAATCCTCCGCAAAATGTCCTAATGTTTTAGTTAAACGCGGAGAACATTTATATTTGTATAATACCACTGACCGCGATCACTCTATTCCTATGCATTTCAATAATTTAGATGAATATATTGAACATGTTAATAAACAACGTGCTCAAGGACTTACTTGCCCTATTTTATTTTTACAAGAAGAAAATGACGCACAAGGTAATGATGTTTACCGAGTACGTCCTAGTCCATTCGATCTACAAGGTGGTATGCAACCTGTTAATCAGGTTATTGATGCTTCTCGCACTAGTGAAGTATATAATGTAAATCAATTTGCTGGATTTGATCCATATGGTTTTGACATTGGCACATACAATGAATTAGATAAAATTCATGACTCCACAGCTGAAAGTAAAATGAGTGATAATCCAATGGATACTAATTGGGGTGGTGTTCAACATACACAATCTCAAGTTGAATCTGGTAAATATGAAGAAAGACAAGTTACCAAACCTACTTATTTCAGTCCATTCGGCGAATTTAAACCAGGACTTGGTAACCGCGCTCCTCCATTGTCATTTATTAGCAGCAGCGGTACTGCAGTATAATTTTACATTAAAATGATAAATACTCTTTAATACTCGCAATGCAATTTTTATTTATTTTTCTTTGCTTTCCATTACTGTCATATGTCATTCCATCCAAATATGATGGATTTTCATTTATTTTTGTTATAAAATCGTGAAAGTTATCGAAATGTTTCAATATTGCCTTTGCTAAAATTGCACTTATTCCGGGTATTTGCATCAACATAATTTCTCCTATATTTTCTTTATTTATATTTTCCTTTTTTATTGTTTTAATAACATCGCAATACGTAACCGTTTCTGTACTAAATTGTTTTTTTTTATTCTTTATACTTCTATTCATTTTATCCACCATTATTAATAACCAATCCGCAGTTTCGTCAATGGAACCTGTTTTCATAATACTAAATCCTTTAAACACATTCAATGATGTCAATGTTGAATAAATTATATTTTTCGATGAACTCGGTATAACACCTTCCACTAAATACATAATTCGATTATTCGGCAAATTGTTATTATATAATCTCAATGATTGTTCCGCATATCGCCCATCCTTAATACTTGAAAGCAAATCTGCAATCGTTTTTCGCTCAATTAAAAGCAATTCTTCGTCATCGTTTTTTACTAAAATGTCTCCCAAATCCAGAACTTCTGTTATTATTTCTATGTTTTCAAACTTATACAAAGGTAATAATTCATTTACTTTTTCAATTAATTTTACTTCCCTTTTGTCTATTATTATTTTCATTATGATATAATAAATATATGATTATTATATCATTTTATTGCTAAATTATTTAAGGTCTGTAATTACCACTACGAACCCATGTTGGTCTTGATTGCATGACATTTGGATTGGCTGTTAAACTCATTTTCATCATTGGCAATGGTAAACCTCTAACTCTGTAAGCACGAGATTGGGCTACACTGGCAGTTTCAGTTGGAACCAAACCCGCCTTCTTCATTCCACCACCCTGGTTTTGGTTAGTGATGCTACTAACATATCTAGCACGCTTTCCGGCATTATACAAGTATCCCATTATATATAACCTAAATATATTTTTTTTTCGTCCTTAAATATTTAAAATAATGACCTAAAGAAATAATTACATATATTGTATAGTATTCATTTTATTGCCTGAATAAAATGAACACTTCATATACTGATGATGATATTCGTATTGAAAAAAATACTGATGGTTTAGAAACTTATATTTTTGACCCATATAATCCTTTAAATAAAGAAATTACTAAAGATGAGTTACAATATATTTTAAAAAGATATGGAATTAATACTCCTATTTACAATTTTGAATTATATAAACGTTCATTTATACATAGATCCTATACAAAAAGACCAAATTTAGAAAATGAATTAAATAATATTATTATTACTCCTAAACCAGATAATAGTTTAAATTTATATACAAAATCAAATGAACGGTTGGAGTTCATTGGCGATGGCGTATTAGAATGTATTACTAAGTATTATTTATATAGACGATTTCCAAAAGAAAATGAAGGTTTTATGACCGAGAAAAAAATTGCTTTGGTAAAAAATGAAGCTATTGGTAAGTTAGCTTTTGAAATGGGATTACATAATTGGTACATTTTATCAAAAAATGCAGAAACAAAACAAATACGTATTAATTTGAAAAAATTGGGTTGTTTATTTGAGGCGTTTATTGGAGCTATGTTTTTGGATTTTAATAGAATTCAGATACATGATGATGAAAAATGGTTTGATAATCTATTTGTTTGTGGTCCTGGTTTCCAAATGGTGCAAATATTTGTAGAAAATGTTTTTGAAAAACATGTTGATTGGATGAATTTAATTCAAAACGACGATAATTATAAAAATATATTGCAAGTAAAAATACAGAAGAATTTCAAAGTCACTCCTCATTATATGGACATTGAGGAATATAATACTGAAACCGGTTACCATATGGGCGTATATTTATGTTTAGGACAGCCTATTCATAATATGGTTCAATCACAATCTATAAATATCAATAAATTCAAAAGTTATAATGATATTCATCAATACATGTCTGTAAACAGAAAAATATTTGTATTCCTTGGTGGAGGTATACACAAAATAAAGAAAAAGGCCGAACAAATATCTTGTGAAAATGCAATTAAAAATATTGAAAATTTTTAATTTAGTTATAAAACATATTGAATATATATTTTATAAATCTATATTATACAATGGACTTACCTTATTTAGATAATTTAAATAAAAAATTAACACCAAAAACAACAAAGTCTTTTGTTGTTAAAACTCAAGGGGTTTGTATAGATGAATGTGATATTTCCAAAATTGATAGAGAACTTATATTAACTCGAATATTAAAAAATGATACATCCGAGAACTTTATTCAAAAAACTATTGATTCTGATGATGAAATTGATGATTTTTTTGAAAAAATGGAAGAAGAAAAACCTATATTTACTGAAGATGTTGAAAAACAAAAGAAAATTGTTATTAAAAGGAAACCTGATGAAGATAAACCTAAAGATATTGTGGTTATTACCAAAAAAGGTCGCAAGGTTAAAGCAAAAACCGTTTCTACTATGAAAATTGGGGAAATTGAAATTAATGGAAAACAAATCAAAAAACGACTACCTGTTTCTCTTGAACGCTACAAACCTAAGATTTCACCTTATTATATGAATAATCGTAAACTTGCTATTGAAAAAATTAATAAAATTTTTCTTCAATACAAAGGCGACGACAAAAATATAGATAATTCAAATGTTGATTTTCAACTAATGAACCATCAAAAAGTGGTTAGAGAATATTTGAATTTATATACTCCTTATAGAGGTTTATTGTTATTACATGGATTAGGTTCTGGTAAAACATGTACTAGTATTGCTATTGCTGAAGGTATGAAAACAGATAAACAAGTTATTATTATGACACCTGCATCATTAAAAAAAAACTTTTTTGCTGAAATTAAAAAATGCGCTGATCCTTTATTTAGAAAAAATCAGTTTTGGGAATTTATTTCGACAAATGGTCAACCGGAATTAGAAAATATTTTATCTAGTGCAATGTCCCTACCAAAAGAATTCATCCAGCATAATAAAGGTGCTTGGTTAGTTGATAAAACAAAACCATCTAATTTTTCAAAATTAGAAAACAAAGATCAAGCTATTATTGATACGCAATTAAATGAAATGATACGATCCAAATACAAAGATATTAATTATAATGGTCTTCAAATCAGTCATATTAATGAATTAACTAAAGATCAAACGATTAATCCTTTTGATAACTCGGTAATTGTCATTGATGAAGCGCATAACTTTGTAAGTCGTATTGTAAATAAAATAAAAAGTAAACAAACTAACAGTATTTCTTATATTTTATATGAATTGTTATTGACGGCAACTAATTCACGCATTGTTCTTTTGACTGGTACTCCTATTATTAACTATCCAAATGAGGTTGGAATTTTGTTTAATATATTACGTGGTTACATTAAAACATGGACCTTCCCCTGTGTTGTTAAAACAAAGCAAAAAATTAATAAAGATGCCATTTTGGAAATTTTTAATAAAGAACGTTTCAATACTTATGATTTTGTTGAATATAGTGGCAATAAATTAACCATTACACGTAACCCTTTTGGATTTATTAATGTTAATAATAAAAAAGATAAAATTGAAGACCAATATAACGGCGTTAAATTGGATGAAACTGGTAATTTAACAGATGAAGATTTCAAAAAAATTATTATTAAAATATTGAAAAAAAATGATGTTGATGTTACAGAGGGTGCTATACAAATAACTAATCATAATGCTCTTCCTGATAATACTGACCAATTTATTGATATGTTTATTGATGAAGATAACATTATGTTGAAACAAGAGAACCTATTTAAACGACGTATTTTAGGACTAACCTCCTATTTTAAAAGTGCCAAAGAAGATTTATTACCTTCTTTTGTTTTAGATGAAAATGATAGCATTTTCCATCTAGTCATTACTGATATGAGTGATCTACAATTTGGAGAATATCAGAAAATTCGTAAAAGAGAAGCAGATAGAGAAAAAGTTTCCAAGAAAAATGCCAAAAAACAACAACAGGGCGGAGAACAATTGTTCAAAATTGCGTCTTCATATAGAATTGAATCTAGACTTTGTTGTAATTTTGTTTTTCCTGATCCACCTGGAAGACCCATTCCCGATAAAAAAGATTTTACTGAAACTGATGTCGATGCATTACAAGACGATGAAGAAATTGAACCCGAAGGCGCTGATTATAAACAACGTATTCAACAAGCTATGAATTTTTTACAAGAAAACTCTGACGAATATTTAACTGAACAGAAATTGATTGAATATAGTCCAAAATTCTTGGAAATATTGCAAAATATTAATAATCGCGATCATATTGGATTACATTTGTTATATAGTCAATTTCGTACTATAGAAGGTATTGGTATTTTAAAACTCATTCTTGAAGCAAACGGATTTGCTGAATTTAATATTGAGAAAATCGGCGGCTCTTGGGAATTGATTATTAATGAAGCTGATAGAGATAAACCTAAATTCTTTTTACATACTGGTACCGAAGATGCTGATAAAAAAGAAATATTATTGAATATTTATAATAGTAAATGGGAAGAAGTACCTTCAAATATTGTTAGACAACTCAAACAAATTCACGAAAATAACTTTTTAGGAGAAATTGTTAAAGTCATGATGATCACATCTTCCGGTGCTGAGGGTATTAATCTGAAAAATACCCGATATGTTCATATTGTTGAACCTTATTGGAACATGGCAAGATTACAACAAGTGGTTGGACGTGCTAGACGTCTTGAAAGTCATCTTGATTTACCAATTGAATTACGTAGTGTTCAAGTCTTTCTTTATATGAGTACTCTTAGTGAAGAACAAAGTACCAATGATAAAAATTTGGAACTCATTAATCGTGATAGAAGTAAAATAGACAAAAAAACACCCGTCACCACAGATGAAAATCTCTATGATATTTCCAGAATAAAAGATAATATTAATGAACAAATCATGAAATCTATCAAAGAAACATCCATTGATTGTTCTCTTTATTCTAACTCTGAAAATCTCAATTGCTTCTCTTTTGGAAAAATCAAATCTAATGAATTTGGAAGTGTTCCTGATATTAAAACTGACTCCCAACAAAAAGAGGATGTTAAACAAAAAGTATTAAAAGGATTTGTTACCGTTATTGATCCTAAAACAAAAAGAAAACTTGCTTTTAACAAACAACTTAATGAGATATATGACTTTGAAGAATATCAAAGTGCTTTGGAAAGTAAAAAAACTCTTCAATCTATTGGTAGAATTATCAAAGATGGCAGGAAAAATGTCATTGAATATTTTTAAAAACATATTTTATAAAACTAAATTATGTTTTACTATCAGTATCATAACAAAATATAAATATATCTATAAAAAATGTATTTATGGTAACATACTAGAATCAAGGAAAAACTACTGTAAAACTTTTTTCAAAAATTTGAAAATGGACAAAAATAAAAATGTCCAAAACGAAAAATCTCAAAAAAGTTTTCAAAAGGGTCTAAATTTTTTTGGTTTAGAGCATAATGCAGCAAAACGAGTTTTTTTCATGAAAAATGTTGTTAGCATAAAAAAATCCCGTAAAATTTGGAAACTTTTTTTCTCTGGAAACTTTAAAGAGAATTTCCGATGTCAAAAGTTTCCAAATTTTACGGGTGTGAGGCTTGTGATGTAAAATGCAGAGATAAGTATGATTTAGAGAGACATAGATTGACTGCAAAGCATAAAAGACAGATTTCTTCCGATAAAATCTCGGGAAAAAATAAAACTGATTTTTTCTGTGAAAAATGTGATTATATTTGCAACAAACATTCACTATGGAAAAAGCACATTGACACCAAGAAGCATTTAGGAAACTTCTCGGGAAAAAAAGTTTCCTCACTAGAAGAAAATTTCAAATGTTCTTTCTGTGCAAAATCTTACCTTAATTATTCAAGTTTGTGGTCTCATGAAAAAACATGCAGTCAAAAAAAGTGGGATTGTGAATTACTAGAACCACATGATATATCGTCAGAAAAAAATACGGATTATACAAATATTATAAGTACATTAATAACAGAAAATAAAGAATTAAAAAATTTTGTTATAGAGCAATCAAAGGAAACAAAGCATATTTTGAATAAAGTTGTTGAAATGTCAAAACCTCAACAAACAATAAACAATACAATGAACAATAATAAATTTAATATTAATTTTTTTCTTCGTGAGGAGTGTAAGGGCGCAATGAATTTATCCGATTTTATAAATAATATATCAATTTCACAACATGATTTAGAGAACAATGCTCAATTGGGTTTTGTAGAGGGTATTTCCAAAATTTTCATAGATAATTTGAAACAATTAAGTGTTTATCAACGTCCAATACATTGTACAGATACTAAACGTGAAACCATGTATATAAGAGACGAAGATCAATGGCAAAAAGACAATGATGATGCAAAAATAAAAAGTGCAATTCAAGAAGTATCAAGAAAAAGTATACAAAAATTGGTTAATTGGAAAGATAATAATCCAGAGTATGAAGATGCCGACTCCGATTTTTCAAATAAATGTATAACAATACATCAACAATCTAATGTAGGTAATAATAGAGAAACATATTATCCAAAAGTAATAAAAACCCTTGCGAAAGAAACGGCATTAGATAAATCTAAATAAATATGAAATCATAATTATATAAAAACTTTATTAATTCACTTTTACAGTAAGTGTTCGGTTCGTTCATAATTTGATTACTACTATTAATTTGACTTTTAATAATATTATACGTTTCATTCAAAATATCACTATCTTTTATGAAATCTTTTTTTATCAACCATTCATAAAAATCATCTTCTGTTTTTTGTTTTGTATATTCTCGATGCAAATATAAACTTTTCTTGATACTAAATGTTTGTTTTAAATTATAATCTGTTCCGCATAATACAATAATTTTCTTGAATTCATCTTCTGATAAATTCAAGGTTTTTAATATATTTTCTGTATCATATTCAATTACTGTATGGTTCAATATACTTAAATATCTTAATACTTTTGGGCATCCATATAAAAACATGTCCATGTCATCACTTAAACATGCATATGCTTGATTATTTATAACCATATTTACACATACTACGTCTGCTTCGCCATCTGCATCAATATATTGAACACTATAATTTATTAATAATTGTTTTATTTTTCTTATTTTTTCATCGTTTATTCTTACAAATTGTTTTTTTAATTTTTCTAATTCGTCGTTTATTTCTTTTTTATCTTCTTTTGATAAATTCGCATTCTCCAAGTCTTTCATTTTTATATTGTATTTTTCTTCTGCTTCTTTTTTATTTAATCTTCTTTTTTTTAATAGATCTTTTTTCTCATCCGGTGGCTTCCCATCAAATACAAATACCGGACAAATATTGTAATATTTAAATATAGAAATTAATAAATAAAAGTTTTCAATTAGCTTTTCTTGTCCTGCGAATTTATATAAATAAATACTTGTATCAATTACTATTGTTTTTCCTTCATATTTGGATAAATTTGATTTGTTAATATGATTATTGCATTTTTCTAAAAATAGCTTATTTAGGTTTGGTATTCCCATATTAGTTAATTTATATTATTTAATTTATAATTAAATAATACATTCAATTTTCCATTTCATACAATGTCATACGCATTGATCTATTAATCATTTGGTTATTAGACGTTTTTTTAGAAAAATCTTCAATGTCTTCAATAAAACACGATTGATTGTATAAATCATATATAAATTTACATAATTCTATTATATTTTCTTCACTTTGTGTAAATTGAATATATGCATTATGACTATGGTTCCATTCTATGAATTTATTTTTATTGTATAAAAATATTACTTTTATCATATAATACGATATTACATAAGTATTTTCTTTGTAATTATTATTTCCTTTGTATATTTCACTATAGTTTAAATTGTAATGATTTAATACCTTTTTCAATTGAAATAATGCAAAACATATTTCATTATGGGTCATTGTTTCTATTTTCGTTAACATCAAATCATAATTAGTTTTTATTTTTGTATCAAAAAATGCCAAAAATACAGTATTTAATATATTTGCCCAACATTCTGTGTATGATTCATATAAACGAATGTCGTTTTTCTTCAATTTTATTAAATTGAATAATATTTTATCAGTGTTTATATTGCTCATACATGCGAAATCCAAACCCATATTATGAAATAATTCATGTATTAATACTTTAAACCATTCTTCTTTTCTAAATACACATATTTCTGTACTTTGTCTGCATGTTCTCGTATATGCAGAATTTACATGTTCTTCGTCCAATGGTATTTTATTTTTGGGTAAATATTTTTTATGATCGGACATAAAAATTTGTAATACAACATTATGAGATATTTCAGTGTTTGTTGAATAATTGTTTAATACATTTAATATTAAATATACTTTGAAAAAGTATATATTTAAGTCTTTATTTGTTTGCTTGTTCTCAAAATAAAATATCACCTTGTATTTTCTATTTTTTAAATCAATCATACAATAATATGAATGTCTCTGGCGGTTTATATATTTTTCTGGAACAGAAGGAATTATATCGTTTGCATTTTCATGATAAACAACGGGTGTGTATGAATTATATTTTTTATAAATTGTTTTTAAAATATGTTTTAAGAAATTTTGTGATTTGTTGGAGAACCTTTGGTTATTAATTTTACAATTTTTGATGAAATCTAATAATATTTGTGAATCATTTGTTAATTTCATATATATATATTATTATTATTTTTCATCTATAATAACTTTACGAATTTTCATAAGTTCTCCAGCAGCTCCAAGTTTTTGTCTACGTTCAAAAAACATCAGTTTGGCTGGATAAGTCATTTTTAATATATCTTTTAATTCTTCATTTTGGGAGAACTTTGCATATATTGCATCTTCTTTTGTTTTAATACTTCTTTGACCATAAAAGTCCGGATCTATTTTTACTTTCTTATCTTGACCGGATTTCGATGCCTTCTTTTTTGCCAAAATGACATCTTTTGAGAAATCACTATCGCTGTCTAAAGAGAACTCTAAATAATAATCAGGATACGTTTTCTTGTATTTTGAACCATAATAATAATGTTTGACTGTATTCCATTTATGACCATCTAATTCAAACGGCGCTTCATAACTATTATCTATTTTACGCCTCCAGTTCTCTATTTTACCTAGTTTTTTAAATTGATGAACGTCTTCTTTTGCGATTTTTTCACCATTTGAACCTTTTCCAGGTTTGGCGGATTTTTGCGCTTTTGGATATATTACAAATACAGTATTTTCTTCATATTCATCATTAATAGAATTGTCTTCATCATCACTGTCGTCTTCAATTACTCCTATTTTCTTTTTTAAATTTCTGAAATCTTCAATTAAATTAAACAATCCTGAATTCTTTTCCAAACATTTATTGATGACCAAATTTTTAATATCATAAGGTATTTCTCTAAATGAAAATAATTTTTTCTTTTTATAAGTAACCAGTTTATAATGGTTACCGCTATAACTTGTTATAATATATGCATCTGGTTGAAATGCTCCCCGTTTCATTAATTTTTCGTAGCTTTCATTGCAATTCAATACACTATCTAATGCATCTTCATTGAAAGATTTTTCTGATAATATAATTAATTTAATATTGAGCTTGTATTCTAGTACTGAAATTGCCCATGTATCCGCCCAAAAACTAGACGTTTTAATATAATCCTTGTATTTATCTAAATTGTCAATGTTTCTCATGTAACCAATGTCAGTTTTCAATATTTCTTCTGAACCTTCTTTTTCTTTTTTGAGTTGCAAAATCGATGATTTAGATTCTTTTGCACTTTCTACTATTTCTTTGCGTTCATATTGTTTCAAGTCATTGTCTTCCATACGTTTTTTGTATTCTTTTATTAATCCTTTATGTTTTTTGATTTCTTTTTCAGTTTCGGCAATAGCATTTTCGGTCTCTAAATACAATTCTCTGTATTCATTGTATATATTTGCATTGGCTTCTTCTGCTACAAGTTCTCTAAGTTTTTCAGTAGAAACAAATTTACCAACTTGTTCAAATGCATCACGTACAACCGCAAAGAAACAATCACCGCCACCTTCATTATCAATGAGTTTATATCTATTGTTTTTCATGAATTTTTCAATCCATATATTTTTGGGATTATTATTATATTCATTTCTAATATCATTGGCGTCTTCTTTTGTTTCTTCCGGTAATGTTTCCGGTTGTTTTGTATTTACATCAATTGTGAAAATCTTGTCATCTTTATTAAGACTGTAATTTGGAGATTTAACAACATTTACTTTTAAAACATCGTCATCGTCAGTAATTTCTTCAACGTCTAAATCTTCTTCGGTAGGATCTTCAATGTCTTCATTGTCTTCATTATCTTCATTGTCGCTTTCGTCATCAAACGAATCAAAAAAAGCTTTATTAACAAAATCATATAAAATAGGTTTTTTAATGTATTTGGGATCAATATCATCATCTTCATCTTTAATGGATGGTAATTTTTCAACTTCGAATTCAATTAAACCTATTTGAGATTTTACTTCATTATCAACGACTAAATACATAGGGAAAAATACAATACCTTGTTTTTCATATTTATGATTGACTTTTCCAAATACAACTGTGTATTTTGTTTTATTATCTATTTTTTTGAATTTCAAATCATAACTACGTACCTCCATTTCATCATCATCGTCTTCAACCTCTTTTTTATTAACATACTCTATATTTTTGTTAATGCTTGAATGCACCATATATACATATAATAATATTTATATGTATAGTTTTTTATTAATTTATTTTTTTAATCTATATAATATTTACACTTCTAAAATAAACATAACCAAATGTAATGAATATCACTTACATATACCTATGCTTCAATTTTATGGTGCATGATTTGTTCATGGCCGCAAGCTTTTACAACAGTTACAATTAATTGTTTACCGTCATCAAATTCTTTTTGAATAGTTCTACAATAATCTTCCGGATAATCTGGTAATTTAATATCTTCTCTTGTATCTCCATCATCGTCTAAAAGAGTAACATATCCTTCTTCATTTATATCCATGAGTGTATATTCTTTTCTCGTTAATACGGGCGTAGCAGTGGCATGACTAGATCCCAACATTTCTTCTAATTTTTTATTATTAAAAATATTATTGGCAGTAAAGTTACATTTTGCGCTTCCATGTTTACCTGTTTTAGAGGTTGAAACATTTGATACTCTACAAGGCTGGTCTTTAATCATTATTAAACCACCTTTTTTAATTTGTCCGGCTTCAATAGGAATTGTATCTGATGCTCCTGTTTCGGTTGTAGAAAAATCATATTCGTCCATATATATATATATAATATATGTATTTTTTATATATATATAGCCAATTCTATATATCACCAGGGTTACCGTTTAATAATTCTAAAATAAATACATAAGATAAACATAACCAACATGTAATATAAAAAAAAAACTCTAATGGTTCATTATCGCGTATTTCTTGTAAAATACGAATATATTGAAAATCAATAATATTGAAAAAATTAACCGGTTCAATAACCGTTAATGCATGATTTTCTAAATGATTATCTGTAATATTGCAATATAAATCGTTTGTATTGATCATGTAACACATATTATATTATATAAAATGTGTTTAATTATATTTTTGTAAGTTTATTACTTTTTAGATCTTCTTGTTTTGGTCTTTTTGGTCTTTTTGGTGGATTTTCTTGATTTCTTTGATTTGCGTTTTCCTCCTTCTCTTTTCACATTTCTTTTCAGTTCCATTAAGGGAATGTATTGTTCTCTAATATTAGACTTTCCAATAATGGGGGTGGAAACACCCTTAACCACATTTATACCAGTTCCAAGGGCACCTTTTGTGGTAAATGAGACTGCTTTACTCGCTCCTCTCAAGATATCACCTATTCTTCTTACTCCAAATGCAGCGGTACATATAGCTTTATCTTTCGCTTTTAAATTATTATAATATCCTAATTTATTCTCTGACTCTATAAGTCCACTACAAACTTTATTTATTCCTAACGATTTTGCTACCTTATGAGATATTGTATTTTCTGGATTTATCTCACCCCACTGTCTAACCTCTTGATCATGATCTTCAGTTCCGCCCATATCTTCACCAAAATAAGTATCACCAAAATCAACATATTTTGATTTTTCACCTCCACTAATTACATTATTTGATACTTGTTTCATAATATTATACAATAATCAAACATTATTATTTCTTCTAAATTAATATTTTTTGATATTATCAATAATTTCATCGGGATAATTCATTTCCTCCAAAATTAAAATGGCACCTTGTACTTTTGATATTCCCTTTTTGATCTTATAAGTGTATTGTATTTTTTCATTTTCATCAAATTGAACATCCATTTTATAATTTTGAACTTTATTCTTTTTGGCTAATTTCTTACAAATACTTGTATAATGTGTTGTTAAAATATAATCCACATTGGAAAAATTAGATAAATATAATAAAAACGCATATGCAGATTTTGTTGCTTCGCTTGGATTTGTACCAGAAAACAATTCATCAAATATGGTAAAATGCCTTTCATCTGCATTATCATTAATAATATCAATAATATCTTTACATCTTCTTGATTCGGCTTGAAATAAACTGTCTCTACCAGATGTATCTGGAATATTCAAATAAGAATGAATATGTTCATATGGGTTCAAAGTACATGAACCATAAAACCCAACACCATATTGTTGCGAAAAAATAATATTTAAAGCAGTTGTTTTCAAATATGTCGTTTTACCAGAAGCATTTGGTCCAGTAATAATATTTTTATTTAACACACAATTGTTTTTCACGTGGCTTTCTTTGCAATAAGCCGGATAATATTGGTTTTTGAATTGAGTATTTTCTTTTTTATTAAAAGATGCGTATGAAATATATCCTTTCTTCACATTGTTGTGAATTTCACAAATATTTTGCATATATCCATTAAATCCAACGGAATATTTCAAACTCTCGTCGAATTCTTCGTCGCTGTGAATAATATAAAACATTTTCAATAAATACCCGATCTCACTGACTTTTGTTAAACTAGGTGTAAATTCTTCAATATCTAAAATTTGATTTTGTAAATTCATTAATCGGTACATATGCATATGTATGTCCTTATTAAATAATTGATAATGCATAACATCTTTGTTTATTTTTATAAATGAGCCCATTTTGTTTATGGTTATTTTTAAATATTCTTTCATTTCGAAAATATATGTGTTGATTTTACTAATATTTTTGTAAAACTTCAAACAAGTATTAATGTTTTGATAAATCTGTAAAAAATATAATCCAATTGTACCTAACAAATATAGAACGGTAGATGCACTAAATGTTTTTATATTTAATACTTGTCCAATAATGTGACTACGTGCAACATTTTTCAATAGACTAATATATGTATTAAAAGTAATAGGAATTCCTTGGATTTTCAAAATAATAAATGGAAAAATCAAAAACAAAAAAGGAATAATGAAACTGAGAACCGGGGATGACATATTAACAAGAGAAACAAAGCCTAAAAATGAAGAAGATTTATTTAAATATTTTAACATTGTCCAATCAACATAATGATATTTTTCTAGAAAGAAATTATTTTCTTTTGTTTCTTTCCAAATAGATAAAAACTTTTTACAGTCCACATTATCATTATGATAAAAAGGCGTATTTTTAATAATTTTTTGAGTATCTTTTAAATAATCAACATTTGTAGTATAATGTTTATTAACTTTCGTAACCATTGCACTTGAAAAATCATCATTTGGTTCCAATAAATGATCATACATTGTATTGGTATAATTAGACGAAGTATCTAATACAACGGCCTCGTCTGTATTTTCAAGCTCAAGATCTGTCAAAATAACGTCATTTAATTGGTATACCTGTTTATCTAAATAATGTATAGGCAACTTGAAAGTATTATAAACATTTCTGTCTTTTTCAACAGTGATTTCTTTTCCAAATATGTTATCAAATTGCTTTTGTATAAACCCCGTGTCTAACATGTATAATATAAACTTTCATATATTTAAAACACAACAAAACAACGCAATGTTGTAAGATGTATTTATGTTAAATGATATTAAACGGTGCATCATCACATAATTGTAAATATACTGAACATAAATCGAGTTCTTGTTCAATATGTACAGTAGGTTTATTTTCCCATTCACAATATGCAACACTTTTTGATGTAGGGCGATCTAGAAACAATAAATCATTTAATGCCATAAATCTTCGCTCCAAAGGTTTATAAGTCATGCTTTGTTTACGTGATATTTGCTTCCATCTCCATTCGAATTGCAATGCTGCACGCCATTCTGGAAACCCCGAAACATAGCATACACGTTGCCATGATTTCCCACGTTCAACTTTTGCACCAGTAAGTCTTGCACCTCCTTTGATTTCTTTATTATGTTGCCGTAATCTTCTTTCTAAATTAACTGTAGCTCCTACATATGTAGAACCGTCTGAGCAAAGTAATAAATATACAAACATATTCTATATGGATATTTTAGATATTATAAAATATTCATAATTTCACAATTATAATTTTTATTCTAACCATTTATAATTATCATCAATCGAAAAACAATCAATGGTTGGATTTATTAAATAATCATCTCTTACAATATAAAGCAATTTTGTATTTGGATCCCAATCGCTACAATAATTATTATGTGCATTTAAAGAACGCATATGTGGATTATGTTTATTATAATAAGAAACCGCATATGTTTTTGTCTTGAATTTTCCTTTCATATAACCAATGTGTTTAATTTTACCACTTTGTGTTAACCATCCATTTTCTCCTTCTTTTTCTGTAATAAACATAAGTACTTCAAGAACATAATTACTCATTTCTATAAACTATATAATTATTTTTTTATTTATATGGTATTTTTATTCCACGGTAACACAAGATGATCTTGAAAAGTAACCAATCCAATTGGTTTGAGACGGTTCAAACAAATTTCAAGATTATTATTAAATTCTTTATAATGTTCAATGATAATATTAATAATATGATCTTTTAGTTTAAATGCATTTTTATTAACAACCAAGTTATTACAAGAATATTCTATTTGTAAAAAATCACAAATATGTTTTGAATTTTCTTCGTAATTATTAATAAATGTTTCGTGAATTAATATATATATTTTCTTCATGGATATCTCATTTAACATATTTTTAATGTGTTTAACATATCTACATTCATGTAAAAACAATTCCTCGACATTATTAATTAAACAATCTTTATTTTCAATAGCATAATCAGTTATTCGCTTTAATGGATCTTCTAGAATAACAATAATTTTAATTTTTTTACTATAATGTATAATATTTTTAATTACTTGATTATTATCTATAAAATCATTACAATGTAATACATTATATTTTTTAGGATTAATGACCTTTATATCACTGATTTTATTATATGAACAATCAATAAAATTAATATCTTTGTTTTTCTCAAAACAATATTTGAATGTAATATAACTGTTAGGATTATTACTAATAATAAATAAATTAATATTATTCATATATTAATTTATATTAATTATTAGATTTTATATTGTTTGGGAGCTCTTTAATATTAATACTATAATGTTTTTCTATTTTTTTCATAATATCAATATCATTTCTAGTAACAAAATTAATAGCTAAACCTTTTCTCCCATATCTACCGGATCTACCAATCGCATGTAAATAACTATGTATATTATTTGTAATATCAAAATTAATAACTGTACTAACTTGTTGAATATCAATACCACGCGCCGTAATACCAGATGATATTAGAACTCTGAACTTACCATTTCTAAATTGCTGTAATGCTTCTTCTCTTTCACTTTTATCCATTAAACTATGAATATAACAGACCGGATAACCTTCCTTATTCATAGCACCATATAAATCATCTACACGTTTGATAGTATTTACATAAATAATAGATTGGTTTACTTGTAAAATAGAAAATAAATCTTTCAAACATTCAAATTTATCTTTATCGTCATTTAATGCAACATAATACTGTTCAATACAATCCAGCGTTAATTCTTCAGGTTTTAATGTAATTTTAACGGGGTCTTTCATAAATTTGTCAGTTAAATTTAATATCTCAGTTGGTAACGTTGCACTAAATAAAGCAATTTGCATATCAGTTGGTAATACTTCTATAGTATCTTTAACCTGAGTTTTAAATCCTTTTGATAACATTTCATCCGCTTCGTCAAGAATTAATAATTTTACTGAACTAGTATCAACATGTTTTCTTCTAATCATATCAAAAATCCTACCGGTTGTGCCTACAATTATATGAGGATTATTTTTTTTTAAATAACTAATATCATCGTTAACTGATGTTCCTCCAACTAATGTTTTAATTTTAATTTTTTCTATACAAGAACTTAATGCTTCAGTAACATTAGCGATTTGTTTTACTAATTCTCTTGTAGGTGCAATAATTATTATTTGAGTACAATTACAATTGGTGTCCGTTTTTTGTAAACTACTAATTACAAATGATCCCGTTTTACCAGTACCTGATTGAGCTTGTGCAATAACATCTTTATTATCAATAATAGGTAATATTGCTTGACATTGTATTGGTGTAGGTTTTTCATAACCATATCTAAAAATACCTCTTAATATATTATCATTTAAATTTAGATCTTCCCAATTTACAATGCTATTATTATCGGTCATAAAATATATGTATTTTATTTTTTATATAGTTAAATTATTAAACAAATATATTAATTATTAATTATTTAAATATAATGCTTACAATATAGTATGAGTGTTGTTTATAATTTACAAGATTATATAAATATAAAAAATACTAATTACTCTTGTATATTAAACGACACTGTTTTAAATACAATATTGGAATTAGAAAATACAATAGTTACATCAGATATTAAGCGACATGTAATTGAAAAAACAAATAGAAAGAAGGTGCCTGATATGAATTGGGAACAAGTGCGTAATTTTAAAACAACCAAACTTGTTATTTCAGAAAATAATGTAGACAAGGCAATAAATGAAATAAGAATTTCATTAAATAAATTATCTTCAAAAAATATTGAAAAATATGAATTAGCCATAGAAGAAACAATAAATAAATTATTAGAAATAACAGAAAATAAGGAACAAGATTTATTACGTATATCAAATATGATATTTGAGATAGCTAGTACAAATAAAATATATTCATTGATGTATGCATGTTTATATAAAAATTTATTAAAAAAATTTCCATTTTTAAAGCAAAGTTTAGACAAATATTTGATTGATTATAGAAACAATATAAAAAATCTGGAATATGTAAACCCAGATACGGATTATAATGGATATTGTATTTATAATAAAAATAATGATATGCGAAAAGCATCGGCATTATTTATAATAAATTTATTAAGTATTGATATTATAGATTTAGATGAGGTGTTGGATATAATAAAATTTTTACAAAATTTATTAATAGAATATTGCCAATTAGAGAATAAAAAAAGTGAGGTAGAAGAGATTATAGAGAATATTTTTATTATAACAACAAATAAGATTTCGCGACTAACTGAATGTGAAGAATGGGAAAGTATAATAAAACCGAATATAAAAAATATATCAAACTTAAAAAAAGAAAAAACAGGAAAATATCCAAGTATAACATCTCGTGCAAATTTTAGATGTTTAGATATAATTGAGGCTATTTTTTAAAGATAAATATAGTTTCATTGGTTTCTCTATGTTGTGTCATATTAGCATTTTTATTATACATTGTTATAGATTTTACAAAATTAAAATATTTTTTTGTAATTAAATTCATATCTTTATTTAAATTAAATTCTAAATCTTTACCATAACCTGAAATAATATAACAAAGTGTGCCGTTTTTTTCTAAAATGAAATGACATATTTGAATTGTTTTTTCCCAATATTTTTCGAGCCATTCATTATAGTCACTATAATTGGACGTGCTTTGATTTTTACCACTATATAGTTCTAATTTGAAATAAGGAGGACTAAAAAAGATTGTATCAAAATGGTTTTTATATTTTTGTTTAAAACCATTTATTTTATCAAGATGTTCAGATGGGGAATCAAAAATTTCAACTTTAACATCAGGATAATATTTCTTTGCGAAAGATTTTGTTTTTTTACATACACTTTTAATAACATCTGTACCAACATATTCTTCAACATCCTCGCATTCTAAAAATCCATATAAATATGAAGTCCACCCTAATGTAGGTGTAAATATACGTTTACCTTTAAAAATCGATTTATTCAATGAATAAACTAAATACGGGTTCATAATGGATGCACGAAAATAAAATGTAGAAAATACACTACCTGTTCTTTTTTCATTAATATAAAATAATGCACTCGGTGTTAATAATTTATAATCAACAATTTGATTATTATACAAGTCGTCTAAAACATTTAAAAATGTAGGAATATTGTCCATACCCGATGATGTATTTTTTAATATTTCTTTGAAATGTATATTTCTTATTATGTTTTTATATTTCACTAATTCATTATTATTCATTTTCTTTTGTGTCATTGATTTTTCTGTTATATCAATCTTATCTGGTATTAATAATGATCTATCGTAAAATGTAGATAAATATTCATCTTTTGAAATAATATGATCATATAACGGTTTTATTTGTTTTTTTGAAATCATATAATCTTTCAATGGAACGTTTTTTTTTGACGTTTTTACTTTAAATTTATTTATAAAATTTTCAAATGTTAATTTATTTGTATCTTTAAATATATCTATAAAATCATCTTTCTTCAAATACATATATTATTTATTTAGATAAATAAACTTTATTATTATTTTATTTGTAATATAATTTACAAATAAAAATTCGCCCTTAATAGGTCTCGAACCTATGACCTTTCGGTTAACAGCCGAATGCTCTACCACTGAGCTATAAGGGCATGATTATATATATATATTATTTATTTAATTTGTGTCTTCGCGCTTAGGACGTCCTCTTGCAGGACCTCTAGACTTTAAATTATCAGAAATCGTTTCACACATAAGTGGTCCACCCAATATACCAGAAATATCATTTGCCTTAAACTCATGCTTATCATCTTCTTCCATCTTATCTAAGACAAACTCAACATATTCTCCTTGGACAAGATACTTAAACTGATAATTATCTCTTTTTTCTAGCGGTGGTGCATATCCACGAATGCCAGAATAATGAACAAAGATATCTTTGCTATCATCTGAACATGTAGAAATAAATCCATATCCATTTTTGTTATTAAACCACTTTACACGACCTGTTAAACGTTCACCTGACATTATAATATATATTATATTACTTTTTTATATTATTTTATAATAAATATTATCTTTATTGTTTATATATATGAAACAATTTATTATTTTAATAATATTATTAGTGTGTATAATATTTTTTATAAAAAAACTGAAATATTACCAAATAACCGAAGGACTTCGCAGTAACACCACTTCATATAGTTTAACAGATAGATTTAATGATTTGGAAAAAAAATTTAATAATGAAAAAAAAGTAATAACAGATATTAAAAAAAAAATGGAAAAAATGGAAAATTTAGAGGTGAGAGTAAAAGGTCTTGAAAAAAAAACACGGAAAATACCTAAACGAATGTAAAAAATGACATTAATTTATCATAATCTGGGTCATCGTCAAAATTTAATGAATAACAATAATCTAAATATTTTAATAAATTTTCATCACAATGTTCTCGAAGATTATTAAATTCTTTTTTTTCACATCGTAAAATATTTTTTGGATGATCTAATGAAATCTCTTGTAAATCTGTTTTATATTCCATTTGATGAATATAATCCCACGGTAGAGAACCTGATATTAAAAATAAATACATATATCCTAATGAAATAAGATCATCTCTACGTGACTGAAGTTCTCCATTATGATTAAAAAAACTAATATATTTTGGAGTACCAACAATTGAGTTTTCATCTTTATGTTGAATATGAATATTATTTTCGTCTTTATAAAAGAGTGCTAATCCAAAATCAATTAAATATATATCAGTGTCCTTAATCATGAAATTTTGTGGTTTTATATCTCTATGAATGATTGATTTATTATGAACGTTCTCGAGAACATCAATACATTTGATAATTAGTAATCCAATTTTCTCTTTTTCTGGTTTTTTAATTTCAACGTAACTCATTAAATCATATTGAAAATGTGTCATTATTAAACAGGTAAGATCATTATATTTACCATACCAATAAATTGATGGTATTTTTTTGACCTTCTCTCTATATAAATGGTCAATTATAATTGCTTCTCGTTTTAATAGTTTATATATACTGTTTTTTTCAGTTTTAATAGCAACTATTTCTTTTGTTCTCAAGTTTTGTCCTTTATAAACAATTCCAAATTTTCCATTTCCAATAGCATCATTTATTTTAAATTTTCTATTTATAATATTATCCATAATTAATATTATGGACAATATCTATTTACTTTTTATTTTATTTTTACAAAAATTGAATAAAAATCCATCTTTTTTTATGAATGTATAAGTAGAATTATGGCATCAAATACTCTAACCACTTTAATCAGCGAATGTGATTACATTCAACAATGCTCGTCGAATAAATCCAAGGATGTGTGTTCGTTATCTTCATTGATTAAAATGCAGCTCAGTCAAAGTGATTGTATTAAGCTAGGAATTGGTTGTGAAAAACTATTTTCTGATATAATATTGAAACATACCAATTACATAAACATTAAAAGAAAAAACAAAAAAGGACAAAAGGAAACCGATCATTTGTTTTGCGATGAAGAAAACAAAGTCATTTATTATGCTGAATTGAAAGCAAATATAAATTTAGACACAGAGAAGTCAAAGTCAACTTATCAGAAATGTTTGCAAATAGAGAGTGAATTAAAAAATGAATATCCAGAGTATGAAGTGAAATGGTGTTTATTGGCGTTTCGTTTTATAGATTATGACAAAATTCCGCAGCTCATTCAGAAAAAATATATAGCAATAACAGATAATTTATTTGGAATAAATCAATATTTCAAATTATTGAATATTGATTTATATTTTGATGAAGAAAATTATTGTTCTCTATTGAACCAAATTGCGGATGCCATGTTTAGTGCTAAGTAGCTAGTAGTTTTTAATAATTAAATGTTTTTTATTTATTTCGTCTCCTATTCTACCCGAATGTAATTTAAATTTATACTTTTTATCATATTCACCTACAATATAATCTTTATATAATTCTTCAATAAATGGCGTTTTTCCAATAATAATTAAACATTTAATTTTTGTATTCTTGAAACATTCTGCTAATTTATTTTGTTCGTCTCTCGCAAAACTACAATATCCATAATCGGTAAATTCACTATCATAAGGGGGATCTAGAAACATAAAGTTTTCTGGATCATTATAATTTTCAAAAATATATTCAAAACTTTTGTTATATATTTCTGTATTTTTTAATAAATTTTCATAATCCTTATTTTTTAAATCTTCGAAATTACAGGTTTTATAACGACCGTAAGGTATATTAAATTCTCCTTTTTTATTATATCTTAACATACCTCTATAACATGTTTTCCTTAAATAATAAAATCTTTTTGCATTGTCTAATATGTTATCATGGTTATATGCTCTTACTTTGTAATAAGTTTCTTCATTATTTGGGTGTTCTTTCATGAAATCATAAATATCATCTAATTTTTCATTTTTTATAGACTGATAAAAGTCAATGAGCTCTTTATGTACATCATTTATTACCGATTTTTCAGGGTTAATATGAAAATATACCGCGCCTCCCCCAATAAAAGGCTCCAAATATGTATTGTATGTTTTTGGAATATGTTCCATTATATGAGTTAGTTCATCGGATTTCCCACCACTCCATTTTACAATTGGTTTCATTTTCGGTCTAGTATTATCGGTCATTTTTTAGATATATAACAACAATATATATTTAAATCAATTTTTTTATTTATTTCCATGGAATGTTATTATTAAATTGTAAATAACCAAAATTCATATTTTTTTCGTCATATTCAGGTGAATTCGCACAATATAGTTGCGTTATTACATTATATTTTATAACCAAAACATTGGAAATCGATGTGGTGTTTCTTCGTAAGTGGCATTATTACTATATATGCTATAGTGCGGTATTTTGCTTTATTGAACTAGGAATTATCTGGCTTCGGCGTGCCAGGGCCAATTTAATGGACTTTCTGGACTCTCATTTGGACTTTTACCAAAGGGTATGTGACAAGAACGATCATCGTCAATTAAAATATCTTCTTTTAGTGGTGTTATATGATTAAATACTGCAAAATTGTTAAAAAGTAAATAACCATAGCCGCTCATACAATCTTTAACAGTTGAACGTCCCGCGTTTGTTTTATCCGATTGAGGATCAAAAAATTCTATTTTATCATTTCGTTTATAGGCAACTATAGCATGACCCATAAATTTGTATTCTTCCGATATTATGTTATAAGATACACATATTATTGTAGCATGATTATTCATTAAGTGTTTATTCAAATAACTGTCTATCATTCTATCGAAATTTTTATTTGTTAAATCATCATGTCTAACCCATTTTTCAGCATATGATATATCAGTGTTAAAAAACAAGTCATTTAATTCCTTCTTCTCCTCCTCGGGAATAAATCTCATACTAGGTCTTCTTTGACTGCCAATATAATCTCCAACATTTACTACTATTATTGAACCTTTTGGTAATCCTGCAATCTTGTTCAAATATCTTGCCGTTTTTTTAGAATATATACCTTGGTCTAGGATCTTCCTTTCATACATTCTCTCCGCATCACGTTTTGCCTTTGTTGAGTTTCGTAATCCCAAAGAAAATAAACTGTGTATAACACAAGAACCTGCTGTCCATACCCAACCAGAATTAATTCCAGTTTCATGTGTGAAATTAGTGTATTCTTCAAATTGTTCTGGCGTGACCGAAAATTGTACAAGTGACGTTCCACCTAACATTTTCACAGGTTCACTAAAATGTTTATTAAAATATCCTGTTCGTGGACTATCATCTTTTACTGGTACCTCATCTATGCTTTTCAACGTTTTATTTTCACGGCTTGATATCACAAAAACCATACAACGAGATATTTCAATAACATATCTATTTTGTATTTGACGTGCTCTATGTCTAGCTACTTTAGGGTTACGGTGGAGGTCCGGGTTAGCGTAATCCTTTCCTAATTCATCAAAAAGAACAGATAATAATTTATTTTCAGGAAATAATTCTTCAATACTTGACATTTCTCTTTTACTTTGAGGATCATAATAAGTAATTACTGTTTTTCTGTTTACTTTATGTTTGAACGCAATTATATAATGATCCCATGTTTCTATATATGGCCAATCCCTGTTATTATCACACATAAGATGAATAATAGTAGCATGGTTTGATTGTAAATCTTCTAACTTCTCGTTAATCTCTTCTGTCAAAACTTTAAATCCGCGATAACTATATCTAGCTGCAAAATCGCGATGTATTTTTCCATCATCAATACCAAATGCATCGGGTAATAATTCAAGAGGATCAATTTCGTGTTTTTTTGCTTTCACAGCAGTTTCCTTTGCCTTATCATTATCTAGAACTTCTAAAGCAACTAGAGAATTAAGCAATGTTATGGAACCGGATTGTTGTGCTCCCTGTAAAGATGGTACGATTATTGCTGGTTCATATTTTTTTAATCGTGATTTATTAAATGATACTTGAAACAAGTCATTTTTTCCTAATAATGTTACTGGTTTTTCTACAGGTGTAAATGGTACACAATCGCCTTTTGAATTACGACGTGTACCAGGTGGGCAATTTTTACGTAGTCGTTGACTTTGTTCAACAAGAAATTCTTCATGTTTAATACATTCACCAGTTACTTTACTCTTACGTGTACCCTTCGGGCAGTTTTTTCTGGGTATCATACTTTGTTGAAGTAAATAATCTTCTATTTTTACACATTCACCATTGAGACGACGTGTTCCTCTTGGACACCTTTTACTTTTCATCGATGTAATACCTCTAAATATAGATGAAGTAGGCGAACGGCTCTTAGATTTCGTCTTATTATGGCTGGATGTTAAACTCTTTGACATTATAAATAATAATGATATTATTATTTTTATTCCAATTTTATTTCCATGGAATGTTATTATTAAATTGTAAGTTATCTTTAAGATGATTAAAAAATAACCAAAATTCATATTTTTTTTCGTCATATTCGGGTTTTAATAAAATATAATCAAGATGTTCTTTTACAAACATATTATATTTATAATGATAACCTTGGTGAACCAAAGTATCTGGATGTAAATTTAATATACTTTTTCCTTTTTTATTAGGCATTATGTATATATTTTTACTATTATTAATATCAAAATTCAAAATTTTTAAAAGAGTATGATTTTTAAATTGCTTTGGTATACAATGATGATCTTCTACATACTTATTATAATTTTTTAATAATTTAAAATTTCTTCGTTCTTTACTATTATATCTAAAAATATCATCATTTTTGAAAAATGAATTAGGACGTAAAGATGACACTCCCGAATGTAATTGATATTTACTGAAATATATTAAATTTGTACATATAAAAAAAAAAGAAGGATTTATTAACCAACTCATTAAAATATATAATTATATTTAAGAATTTTATAATTATAAATATATATATATATATGCCAAAAACAAAGAAGTATAATAAAAAGAGTACAAGAAAGACAAGAAAGACAAGAAAGACAAGAAAGACAAGAAAGACAAGAAAAATAATAAAAAAAGGTGGAGCTATAACAACTAACTGGTTACTATTTGAAAGTAATTTAATAAATAAACAAGGTCAACAAAATAAGGTTCTCTATAGTATTGATTATACACCAATAACAAATAGTAATGAAGAATTACCATTTGAATATTTCATACACGGTGTTAATTCTATTGCTAAGTTTAAAGTAAACAATATTATATTTGATAATGATAATAATGAGATAGATGAGATAAATATGTTAAAAATATTAAATGAAAATATTAGTAAAAAAGATATAGTAATAAAATTTTCTTATGAAATAAATAATACTAGTGAAACGGATAATCAATATGAATTAAGCAAAAGTGACGCATGTGCAGATTATGTGTGTAAATTATATGATTATGGTAGTATATCAAAGCCCACTATAAAAGAAAAAGAAAAACCTATGTATAAAAAAATGTATAAAAAAATACTAAATTCTATTCGAAAATCCAGCACACCAGTCTCTAATCTTCACAAAATGCCGGAAATAAATTATAAAAAATATCTATTAATAGAAGATTGTGGGACCGATTTATTCTATTATACAATAAAAAATTTTACAAACAAAGAACAAAAAACTAGCGATAAAGATAAGATTGCAAATTTTATAAAACAATTAAATATTGTAAATGATATGTTATTAGGATTACAGTGTATACATAAAACAAGAAATAGACATTATTATATTCATGGTGATATAAAACTAGAAAATATTGTAATACGCGATAACCCAAACCCAACCATAATAAAATATATTGATTTTGGACATTCTGAAAAAGTGGAAGAGGGTAAGGACCCAAAAGGAGAACTACTTGGCACAAAATATTATTACGCACCTGAAAAAATTTATAACACACCTGCACGCTTTCAATCAAAAGAAAGTGATATTTGGTCATTAGGTTTTACAATATTAATATTTTTATTTAATACAGATTTTTATCCAGACCCTGAAACAAACTCCAATCATAAACCCATGCGAAATACATTATATACACCTGGTAAATTCCCTATACAATCAACTTATTATAATATAGATAATGACGAAAATTTTAACTACGATGAAAATATGAATGGTTTGCAAAAAAAAATTAAAGAAAGTTTTGATAAATATTATTTTGCTCATTTTAAAACAGTAAAAAAAGATGTATTAGCCACAGCAGGTTCGAATGAATATTTGAGTAAATATTTGAATGAACCCCGCATATATAATTTATTAAATAATTTTTTTAAAAATTTATTACATTATAATCCAGACGAACGTAATTTAGATGAAGCCATTATCAATTTTACTGAATTATTGAAGTTAATTAATAGCATAGACAAAGAAGATTTCTCCGGAATTATCCCTCTACTAAATTTAGAAAATTTAAAAGATCCATTATGGATTTTTTCAAATCTATTTAGAAATAAATAATAATATAGTTTATGGATGAACAACAGTTTGAAATATTATTTGAAACTATTAAAAGTGATTCATCTCTATTATCAGATATAAATATAGATGAATTATTAGGTTCAATCGAAGATGATGATAATGATTTAGAGAATAAAACATTGCAAGAAATATTAGAAAACAATATTCAAGTTTTAGATAGTTTAGAATTAGATGAAGATAAAAAAGAAAAATATATATCAAAATTAGCAGATTATAAATATATTGACAACTTATATCAGTTAAATAAAGGAAAATATATAAGATGGATTAATAAAAATAATAATCTAACAAATGGCGCTATTGTATTGGAAATAATATTTAATGATAATGGTACAAATATAATGTGTAAAAATACTCAACATAAATGTTTACAATTAAAATTTGATGATTGTACAATTTTTCAAAAATTATCTTATCAAGAACAAGTTATATTAATGACTTATGAATATTTACAAAAAAATAGTTAATATATAATATAGTTAAAAATAAAATATTTATTTTATTTATAAAGACAAATATGTCGTCGATGATCGAAAAACTGTGCAAATATTTTTTTTCTAGCAACACTGAAGATAATGAAACTGTAGTTGAAGACAATTCAATAGTTTCTAATGAGAATATCGATATAAATGTTTCAATTGAAGAAACCAAACCAGAAACACAATCCGAAATACAACCAGAAACCAAACTAGAAGAAACCAAACCAGAAGAAACCAAACCAGAGGAAACAAAGCCAGAAGAAACCAAACTAGAAGAAATAAAATTAGAAGAAACAAAGCCAGAAGAAACCAAACCAGAAGAAACAAAGCCAGAAGAAACCAAACCAGAAGAAACAAAAACAGAAGAAACTAAACCAGAGGAAACCAAACCAGAGGAAACCAAACCAGAGGAAACCAAACCAGAAGAAACAAAGCCAGAAGAAACCAAACCAGAGGAAACCAAACCAGAGGAAACCAAACCGGAGGAAACCAAACCAGAGGAAGAAAAAACAGTAATATTTTCTACAGAAAAACCAAAAAAGGCATTATTGATAGGAATAAATTATAATAATGATAATAATAAAAATGATGATTTAAATGGATGTGAAAATGATATGAATAGATTAAGTCAATGGATAAATGACAATTGTTTTTTTAATGAAAAAGATATAAAAAAATTAGATAGTAAAACAGCAACACGAGAGAACATGGAAAATGAAATAAGAGAATTAGTAAAATTTGCAAATACAAATAAAAATTCAGAAATATGGTTTAGTTATTCAGGACACGGAACACATTATTTTTCATCATTTGAAAAAGATAATCAAGATGAAATCATATGCCCATCTGATTATAATACATCTGGTTTTATAAGCGATAATTGGTTACGAAATGAATTTTTAAATAAGTTACCAAGCGATTGTAAGATGTTTGTATTAATGGATTGTTGTCATTCTGGTTCTAATATGGACTTACCATATTATTTAGAAAATGATAAAATCCAAAAGCGAGAAGATACAACAGATAAAATAAAAGCAAATGTAATAAAATTAAGTGGATGCTTAGATAATCAAGTAAGTATGGATTATTATAATTCCAAAATGGGAGAATTTCAAGGAGCATTTACAAACGCTTTTGTAAAATCTTATCAAAAAGAGAATATACTCAAACAATGTGAAAATTTGAATAATTTTTTGAAATTAAACGGGTTCAAACAAATATCAGAATTAGCTATTTCAGAAACTTCATTGACTAATTGGACAATTTGTTAATTATTATCAATAAAAATATTTATTAATAATATGACATTTAGTTATTATTTAAATGAAAAAGATAAATTAAATAATAATGTGAAATATTGCAGCTTTACAGAATATATTTGGAATGATACTATAAATAAAAAAGAATTAGAAGAACGATTTAACAATATAAATGAACCTATTGTAATAAGAGGATTATGTAAACCAATTGTAAAAAATGAAAACATTATAGATTATTTAAGAAATAATATGAAAGATGAAATATTACCAATTGAAAAATATAATTCATATTTTTCATATTATAATGGCTTAGATGATGGAGAAATCATTGATATGTATGTATCAGAATATTTTGATAATATTTTAAATGAAGAAGCACCTTTTTACTATATGGCCGAATTAAATATATTACCTATTGCAAATATATACTTTACAGAAGATAATTTATATAAACAATTTGAAAATCCTAATTATAAAATTGATAATCATAAAGGACAAACAATTTTTGTAGGTAATAATACAACATCTGGTTGTCATTGTCATGTTACTGAAAATTATATTTTAAATCAAATATACGGAAGAAAAATTGTATATTTATTTGATTATAGTTCAAATGACCATATTATTTCAAAATATAAAGAAAAACAATCAAATTTTATAAAGGAAAATTTTTTTGAATTAGATCATTCCAAATTTAAAAATTTATATAAAGTGATTTTAGAACCAGGCGATTCATTATGTATTCCTCCATGGTGGTATCATGCGGTAAGGGGTATCAATGTAAATTGTTCTATAACGAATGTTTATGGAAGATATAATATGTGGTATTTATTATTTCCTGAAATAAAATATTACTTGATACTTGCAAGAATAGAAGAATATTTTGAATATATTATGTATATATATTATGAATTATTGAAATACAAATTATATATTTTTATATTTTTATTAATGTTGATTATTTTTTTATCTTACTATTTCAATATTTGGAATTATTAAAATATAATATTTCATTAAAATATTCTAATTGTTTTGTTTTGTTTCCTGTTATTGAATAATATTCATATTTGTCATATATAGATTTATTTGTTAAATCATGGTCTATATGTTTAATACCTTGTAAAATTAATCTTTTATTTTCTATTCTATTAACAGTACGGTAATAAATAAAAGAAAAAATATTTTTAAAAATAATCATATATAAAATAGTTCTAATCATTATATTTATATATAAAATATTTTTATATAATATTTATATATTTTATTATAATTTACAATAAACGAAAGCATAATTATTACTAATTGAATTAATTATTTGATTTTTGAAATTTTTGAATACATTCCCAAATTTTTGCGGATTCTGCCATATTAAATACACCTCTTCTTTGAGCAACATTTAAATAACTAACCATAACATTAAGTGCAATATTTTCATTTTCAATATTAACACCTATAAGATTAGTTTCATTATACGTTGCCATTTCAGACGTATCTTGCATATTTTCTTTGTTTTCGGTGAGAGAACTCATATAAAAAATATAGTTAATATTTTTTATATTTCTTTTTTATTAACTTTTAAATTCCAGTTGATCCAAAACCGCCATAACCTCTTGATGTAGTATTTAAAACCTCTTCGTTATTATATAACCTTACATAAAATGGTTTTAAACTAGCATGGCATATTTGCAGAATTCTAGTTTCTTTTAATATAACTGTATCTTCGAAACTACGAAATGCCGCTTTTATATTTCCTCTATATCCTGAGTCAATAATTCCAACATGGTTAGCTAACATCAATGGTGAATTTGATATACTTGAACGAGGATATACATAATATCCAATATATTTATTATTTTCTTTCATGGATGCTTTCACTTTCAAGTCTATTAACTTAGTATTAAATTGTAATAATGTATTTTCATCTGGTATAAATAAATCAAACCCTGAATCTGGCGTTTCATTAAATTTAACCATATTATTATGTTGTTCTACTTTATTTTTATAAAGATCATATAATCTTTCATCGTCTGATACAACAAGAGTTAATTCTGGAATATCCATATAAATATAATATTGTGAAATCTTTATTATTGTTTTGATTTATATTCTTTCCATGACATCTTTTTCGGTTCAACATATTCTTTTGTTTCTTCATTATTTTCTTTATTTAAATTTTCGGTTGTTTTAAGAGCACTATCAATATAAATTTCTTTTAATAATTTACCAACATTAAATGAACCTTCATGTTGGTCTACATTACCATCTTCAATCTGTTTTAATGTCATTAACATTTTCTTCATTAAACGCATATCCAATTCATCTTTAATAACTTTATTAAATATTTCAGTATAGTTGTTATATAAAAAATGACATTTAGACTGACATAATAAAACAAATTCATCATAATTTGTTTTAAATAAATCAATGTAATCTATTTTAATTTTTTGTAACAATTCAATGCTTATTTGAATTTGAGAACTATGTTTAATTTTTCTTATTAATTCAGTATTGTTCATACATTCTGTTTCATTAATCATTTTTTTTAGGTTCAGTTTTTCATTAACATTCATTATGTTATAAATATATTATAACGTTATTTTTTATGTGATTTATTTATATAAAATAAATGGCTAATCAAATAAATATATTGAAACCTCAATTTAAGACAGCAAATCTTTTAACATTAGGTATACTCATATTATTAATTGTTTTTATTATATTGCGATATACATATATTAGAAGTAATTGGGATACGGAAAAATGTAAAAACGGTTACTTTCTTTTTGCACCATTTTTTGGTAAGAACTCAAAAGAAACAATAGAAAGTTGTACAGAAAATACTATAGAATTAAATATAGACGATAAATTATTGCCATATAATATTCATTTAGATACATTAGATGAAAGATATAATAGTATAAACAATGAATTGCAAAATATAACAAATACCCAAACCTCAAATAGTCAGGAATTAAGAGATGAAACATCTATTTTAGAAGGTTCTGCAAAGCAGAATATAGAATATATTAAAAATGCTTTATTAAAAATAACAAATTCATTGATGATTAATACAGCAGTAAATAAAGGCGTATTGGAAGCATCAGATAATATAAATAATACATCTATTGCGAAGATTTCGACAAATATGGAAAATGTAAGAAATAATATGAATTCTATTAAAGAACCTAATTTCAGTAGTACCGGTTAATTATAAATAATAAATAATAATTATTATTTATATATGAACAATATAGAAATACCAATAAATTATAATTCAATAAATTTTTATAGTTCAACTTCTAGTACAATAATAATAATAATAATAATAATAATAATATTTTATTTATTATCAAAAATAATTTATTTTACAAATATTAATAAAAAATATTACGATTATAAAGGACTTTTATTCGGCGATGATAAATTTTTAAATAATGTTTATAATAAAATTTTAGATATTGTTTTAAATAGAAAATTTAAAGATATTGATGAAAAAATTTTAGAAAAATATAGAAAATTAAATATTTTAGACAGTTCTTATAATTTAGTAAACGAGAATGTTACTTTAGATAATATTGAGTTGAATACAATACATGCATCTCAAAAACAAAATTTGAATAACTTACTTGCTGATTATGAAGCACGTCTAGAAGAATTAAATACAATTCATGATGAAAATAAAACTCAAGTATCAGAATTAACAACAATTTATTCAGGAAAAATAAAAATGTATGTTGATGCAGTTTTAAACACTCTAGATATAATACGTTATCAAATTGGTATTTCATATACTACATCAACATTAAATAAAATGACTGATAGTCTAACGCGCCTTTATAATTCAATGTATAATTCATTAACAAAAGACGAAAATATAATATTTATTAAAAAATATTATCCAGAATTTAATAAGGATGATTCACGTATTACACCATTAGGAACAGATACAACTTCCGTGGATTTAACAGGAACCGCAGCAATGAAATCTTTAGCAAAAGGACTTCAGGCTGCAGATGGAACGATGTAATAATATAAAATAAAATCTTAATATTATTTATAATGAAGAAAACAACTCAATTGACTATTTTAGCAATCATATTATTTATTTTAGTAATAGTGACGTCAATCTATTCTTGCTGCTCGTTTGAGCCTTATAAAACCGATAATGTATTTGAAAATCTTGCAAAATATGAAGGTTATGAAAATATAGCAACACCTTCTTCTTTAGTAGAAAAGGTGAATGGATCATTAGTAAATCCTAAAATTACAGAAAAAGAAGAAGAAAGTTTTAAACTAGAAGGATTTGAAGGATTACAACCTTCTCTTTTCAATAAGAATGAAGAAATTGACACTTTTAGCAAAACAGATGGAAGTTTATCTTGCACAACTGATACATTTGGATTACAAAATCAACATGGTGGATTATGTTTATCAGAAGAACAAAAACAATTAATGCGTACAAGAGGTGGTAATGCAACTGGTTCCGGAACACAAGTCGGTTCACCAAAGTAAATATATTATATAATAATTTATTATACAATATATTTCATTTTTTTTTTATTATTTTATCACATTTAAGCGCTAACAGGAACCGCCTTAATAAAATGATGCTTCATGTAACGTTGAAGATTGAAGTAAGTAAGCTCATCCCCCTTTTGAACTTGAAGAAGCTTGGTTAGAGGACCATCAGGATGGATCCTTCTTCCATTCTGCTTATCTTGAAGACTATGGGCACGAATGTAACCATTGATCTCCTTGCTTACCTCAGTTCTAGCCATCTCAGAACCGATAGCCTTACCTAGGAAAATAGCAAGTTCATCGGTAATTCTAGTAGGCTTGACAAAACCAGATGGTTGTCTAGTACCAGAAACTCTTCTTCTCTTATTGGAAGACTTTTGAGCAGCCTTTAGCTCTCTATTAATAGTCTTTTCCAAGGTCTTGAAATCAGACTTAACAGAGGCAAATAGATTAGATAGTTGTTGAAGCTTACCACTGTACTCATTCAACTTAGTAGTAACAGTGTTTTCAGATGATGCCTCTGGGACAACAGCTTCAGTAGCAGGGGCAACAGTGGATGGAGTTTCAACAACAGGTGCTTCAACCTTCTCCTTCTTTACACGAGGCTTTGTTGTCTTTTCAACAGCAGTTTCAGTAGCAGTAGGCTTATCAGATTTCGTAGTACGAACCATTATACTATATATTATAGTATTTATTTAAGTACTTTATAATAAATATATTTATTTTGAGATGATACTCGGTCTAAACATTTAATTATTTTTGAAAAAAACGAAATAATTAAATATTAACTGATTCATATAACCAAGGAAGACTAACCCTTGCAGCATTTGATACTAATGTTATTGCAGATAAAATATGCATAGCTGCAATTTGTTTATATTCATTATTAATACCTGTATATATCATATTTTCTAAAACGACTAAACAACTATGTTGCATTAATTCAGTGTTTTGACTATCATGGCATTCTCTTAAGTTAACATTTTCTAAACCATCTTGAAATGGATTAAAATATGGACAAATTTTTCTTTTTGTTGTTGTTGGAATATTTGCTCTATATGACCAAATTTCATAAATATATTTTAAAAGATTAAAATAATCATGACAGTTTAAATTTTTAAACCATAATGAAGACGAATAATTACCTAAATTATCTATTTCATAAAACAATTCTTCTATTCTATTATTTATATCTTTATTGCGTATTAATCTCATTTTTTCAATTATATTTTCTCTATATGTTTTTGGTTCATTATTAATATGTTTAATAATATATGATTTATTAAAAAAATATTTGGTAAGCTTTGATATCATTGATACATTTTTAATAACATTAAATGGTATTTTATTCCTATCATAAGGATTTTTTACAGTACCTGGTTTTTTCAATAATAACATTAATGAATTTATATCGAAACCATATGTAAAATTATTATTATCCGTATAACTAAAAAAGTCGAAATAATTAATATTTTTTAATGGCTCGAGACTATAAAAATCGCTAATATTTACACATATGTTTACATTTCTTAATGCTATACCTCTTAATTTTGTTGTAATTTTTACTAAATGCATTCTTAAAATTGATTGTATTTTTACTATATTTTTAATTTTATTAAAATGATCTTTTATTCTATCTATTAATATTGATTTATTACCGCTTATTTTTAAATTATTATACTTTGCAATTTCTTTAAGATCTGGTATTTTATACTTATTTAATTGTATATTATTATCAAAATATTCATTCCATTTTAGAATTTTACATATTTTATTTAATTTTGAAAATACTTGCATTGTTTTTACTATTATAATATATTTATATATGTTTTATGTAAAGGTATTTATTATAAGATTTGTAATTTTTCTTGCATTTATTTCCAAAATATTATAAAAATTGAATTAAAGAAAAGACATATTATATTATATCATTATATTTCACACACCTGATATTATGACTGAACTCGCACAATCACAAATCAAACTTACTGTTTCCGATTGGGAACCAAAGAATATTATTGTAAAGCCTTATAAAAAGAATAAGTCTAATGCAGGTGCTACTGCTAGTATATTTAGTTCACAGCTAAATAAGATCCTAAGAATAGAAACACCGCTCATGATGACATGGGGTATTTCAGATTATGTTGATCAAACAACAGGTGAATCTGATGGAAAGTTTACAATGACATTGAATTTTCCTAATGATGAATATTCAACAGACGAAACTACTTTGTTGTTAGATAAAGTAAAAGAATTTGAAGATAATATTTTGGATTTAGCTGTTGAAAATTCACTTTCATGGTTTGGTAAAAGTAAGACCAAGGAGTTGGTTGAAGACTCCTTTTCATCAATTATAAAAGTAAATAATAAGCAACCAGATAGACCACCTAGTATTAGAATTAAGGTCCCTCATTATGAAGGAAAGTGGGGTGATATTTCATTATTTGATTACAGTACCCAAGAACGATTGTATCCTTCAAGTGATGAAACAATTACTCCTCCTGATCTAGTACCAAAGCTATCACAAATTGCATGTGTCATTCAATGTAGTGGTTTGTGGTTTGTTGGTGGAAGATGGGGTGTTAAGTGGGTATTGAACCAAGCCGTTGTTAAAAAGAAGAATTCATCTGGTTTTCAGAATGATGTTTGTCTTATTAGTTTGAATGAGAGTGATAAGAAGAAGATGGATAGCTTCAATGTAGAAGTAGCTGAAAATCATGAGAAGCCACAGGAAGATATTACTGTCGAAGACAGTGATGAAGAGGAGGTTGTTGATACTCCTCCGGTTGTAGTTGATACTCCTCCTGTAGTAGAAGATGTAAAACCAAAAAAGAAGCTAGTTAAGAAGAAGGCACCAGTAGCTGCTTAAATAAATAGTAATAGCTTTATATACCATAAAAATAATAAAATAATATTTTATATAAATATTTTTTTTTCAATGTTATGCAATATGCAGCAATCTCAATTCATATAAAAATATATTATATCCATTATAATATATTTTATATTAAATTTAACTTAATAATAATATTTGAAACATTTGATATATTATAAACATTTGAATTATCAATTTTTGCTATTCCTTGTTTATAAAGAATAATGTTTTGATTTTTTTTAATTTTGATTTTATTTACTTCTAATTTTATATGTTTATTGCCTATAAATATATCGATATTTTCTTTGTTTAATAGTTCTTTAATATCCAATTTTTCATATACTATTATATTGTTGTTCTCGTCTATTTCAATATTATATGGTAAATCTGGTGTAATTTTTACACAAAAATTATCATAGTATATTTCATGGTGCCATAATGGTATTATATATGTGTTGTTTTCATATATAAGTTTATATACATTGTTCTCAAAGATGTCATTTATTTTTGGATTTAAGTTTATAGTTTTACAATCATCTTCATTTTGTTTTATAGCTTCAAATATAGAATGTAAGATTTCATCCGGTACATGGAGAACCTCTTTATTTTTATCTAAAAAATCATGTATTTTAATCAGTTTATCATTATCTATATTTTTTAATATATTCTCAATGTTGTTAGTATATAATAAATTCATCTTATTTGAAATTAAATTATATATACTATTTTTTATATTCTCGTCTTGTATATGTATTTTATCAAACGTACAAAATATAATATCTTTAAAATAATTGTTATTAATATCATATAACAAGAAATCATGCGCTTCTTTTATTTTACAAAAATGATCGTTTGAATTAGATTTGCTTTTATCCGGATGATATTTTAACGCTTGCATTTTATAATGTTTTTTAATATTTTTTAATGTTAATTCATTATTATTTAAATTTAATATATTCATTGCTTCATTTTTTTTCATTTATCTTATTTGCTATATACAGTAATATATTTTCTAAATGATATATAGGTCTATAATTATTATTAAAATATAATAAGGATTTATTACATTTATATAAAATATCTGATATATCAGATTTATTAATATAGTTGTTATTAACAAAATAATATATAATATACCATATGCATTCCACTCCATCTAAATTATAAATAAATATATCATAAATATTATCACGTAGTCTTTGGAAATCAATTTGTTTCATCTCATCAATTATATTATCATTTATAATATTAAATATATCTTCAGGTAAACACTTTGAAATCTTTGAGAACGATTTCAACTCTTTTATATTAACAATATCACACTCATGTATATTTAAAAAATTTTTATTAAATATATCACTATTTGGTTTAATTAAATTGTTAATTTGCTTTTTAAAATCGTTCAACCCTTCATTATTTAATTCCTCTATTTTATTAACACTTTTTTTGTTTTTTAAAATTATATTTGTATAATTTTCCTTCGATGGTCGTTTAACATTAATAATTTGAAACGAATTTAATATGCTATTTGGTAAAAAACTTATATTTTCAGTTATTAATATAAATTTGATTTTTATCAATGAATTAATATTTGAATATTGTTGCACATAACTATAAAAAATTTCCAATAACTCATTATGTATTAAATGAAAATTATAACACACTATAAACCCAAATTTATTTGTTTTTATATTAATAATATCAACGATCTGATAAAAAATCTCGTGCCATAATGTTTTTGCATGACATCCTAATAACCCCATATCTATCTCATAATGAATATCACTTATGTTATAAGTATAATTTTGCTTATCCGTTGATATTGTTATCTTTTTTAAATATTTTAAATTTGTACTGCTATATTTTTTCAAAAAATATAGTACTTGACTATATTTACCTGTACCACTTGCACCATAAAAAATGGTATTAATATATTTTTCCGTATTTATTTTATCGACAATCGTTTGTATTTCTGGATGTAAATTTATTTCATCCATTTTATTCAAATATTCATCATTTGTTGTTTCATAGTATTTCATTTATTTAATATGAAATATTATGTTTTATCTTTAAACGAATTATTTTTTAGAACTTGTTATTAATATCTCATTTGTCTCGTATACAACATACCCAGATAATCCATATATTATTAATAATAATATTGTTACATAATAATCAACATATGCTTTCATTTCATCTGTATTTTCAGAAGATGAAAAATTTAACATGCCAACCAATGCTAATATAATAAATACTATTATCGAAACAAACATATCTTTATACTTTTTTAATCTTTCTCTATTTCTATTCGATAATTTTATTCTTCCTATTATTGATTTATCTTTGAATTTATTCATAACAATAAACACTAGTATTAATGACGTTAATAATAATATTATTGGTACTGCAAAAAGTATATAATATTTTACCTTTTGATCACCTTTAATAAAATAACCTAAAAATATTGCAGAAATCGTTGTAGAACAAAAAATTATAAAATCTTTGTTTATTGACTTATAAATATACATTAATATTGCTATAATTAAAAATAAAATTAATAATATAATGCTTGCACCTCCAAATATAAATTCAAAAAAGAATTTTAATGGTGGAATTTCTTTTACAAGATTATCTAGATTATAAACATCTATATGCATTATTCCTCTTCCTTCTTCTGTTGTATCTAAATATAAATCTGAAATCAATTTCATTGATGATAAAAATGTTACTATAAATAAAAATATTAATATTAATCCTTCCATTTTTGATTTAAATAAAAATGAAAATAATATTATATAAATAATGATAATTAAAATATAAAAAATGAAGTCCATTTCGTTGTTCAATCCTAACATTTATATTATAAATATATATTATGTTTCTCTAGGAATATTGTATGTATCACATAACCAATTTATTAGTACTTCTTCTTTGCAATATGTAAATCCTTCTTTGAATTTTTTTATATTCAAAAATTGCGGCTGTTTCATATCTTTTCGCTTATAATATACATATGGTCCAAATTTACCTTTTCTTACACTAATATCATTATTTATTACTCTTAATATATTTGCACTATCGTTTTTTGTTTTTATTATCTTTTCTATATCTTCTATTGTTATTGTTTCAATTGTTTTTTTTATTTGGTTTAATGTTTTTTTATTTTCTCCCCATTCCACATATAATCCATATTTACCGTTTTTTAAAAACATATCTTCGTCTTCGTATTTACCCATGTATTTTTCTTTTGTTTCTAATAATTCATCTAAAGTATAATTTCCTTTTTTTAATTTATCTAAATCTATCTTAATATCTTTCTTAACAGATTTATATTCATAACTTCCGTCGTTCTGCTTTTCTCTTATTGTTGCCCCATATTTTGAAAAAGTAAAATCATTCTTTTCGTCAATCATATATATCTCTTTTGTTAAATTTTTTAATGGTTGGGATAATTCTTTTATTTTTGTTTCACAACTTTTACAAATATTTTCCCAATTATCACAAATTCCATTCAAAATATTATCTAAATTTTCTTCCATGTTTTTTGTATAGTTATATGAAAACAATTCTTCAAAATATTTCAATAAAAATTCTATTACCATTATACCAATTGGCTGAATTACTAATTTATTACTTTCGTTGCCTACTATTTTTTCTTCCTTCTTTTTTGTTATTTTATCCACCTCTAATGTTATATTCATTATTTTTATTTTTTCACCTTCTATATCTTGCTTTTTTACATATCCTCGCTGCTGAATAGTATCTACAAATGTCGAAAATGTCGAAGGTCTTCCTATTTCTAAATCTTCTAATTTTTTTATTAAATTACATTCATTATAATGACTATGATTTTTATGTACCACCTCGTTACTTATTATTTTATTATATATAACATTTGTTTGTTGCTTCTCTATTGTATTTAAATACATCAATAATCCATTATTTTTATTTTGTATCTCGGTCTCATCTTCTTTTGATTTTATCCTCTTCCATCCTAAAAATATTGGACTTTCTATTATATTTTTATATTTACACTCGTTTGGTGCAGTTATTACACAATCCACTATATTATAAATAGCATCACTCATTGTACTTTCAATTGTACTTGTCCATATTAATTTATATAAATTGTTTATTCTTGGTTCTCTTTTTATATTTGATAATTTAATATCTGTTACTCGTATTGCTTCATGCGGATCCTTATTATCTTTTTTTATAACTTTGTTTAAATCGCCTATGTACTTTTCACCATAATTTTCATTAATATACTTTTCTATAGTTTTTAAAAAATCATCTGAATATTTTTTTGAATCTGTTCTCATATATGTAATTAAACCATCTTGATAAAGTATTTGACATAATTTCATTGTATCTGTAGGTGATATATTTAACAAACTACTAGATGTTTGTAATAATTTTGATGTATTCAACGGTTCAGATGGTGGTTTATTTGAAACCCTTGGAGAACCTATATTTAATTTATGGTCAAATTTAATAGATTTTTTTAAAAATTCCACTACCTCCTTTTCATCCTTTAATTCTTTGTTTAATAAAAAATCTATATTTTTTGTAAAAAACCATCCAGTTATTTTATGTTTATGTTCTTGAGAACTTTCTGTTTTTTTAATGTGATTATCATATATTAATCTCAACGCAGGTGTTTGACAACGACCTGCGGATAGACTATTATCTTTATTGTTATATGCATACTTCCATAAAAATGGTGAAATCTTATATCCAACTATAACATCGAGAACTTGCCTCGCTTTTTGCGCTTCAACTAATTTCATATTAATTATTTTTGGATGTTTAACCGCATCTTGTATTGCGGAACGCGTTATTTCATTAAAGGTAATTCGTTTTGTTGTTTCTATAGGTAAATCAAATATATCACAAATATGCCATGATATTGCCTCACCTTCCCTATCGTCATCTGTTGCTAATATTATATTATCTTTGTTATATTGCTTGATAACACTTTTCATAAATGTTATATGTGTTTCCTTTTCTTCAATATTTTTAAATATTATATTATAATTTTTATAACTATCTAGATGTCGCAAATGTCCTTTTGATGCTATACATTTATATTCAATACCTAAATAACCTTCTATTTTTGCACATTTTGATGGCGATTCTACAATTAATAAATATTTTGAATTTTCTTTCTCAAATATTTGTTTTTTTAAAAAAGTTTTTTTATATTTACCAGATTTCATATTATTAATGTTAAATTATTTTTAAATAAATTAAATATTATATTATTTTAACGATAAATAGTATATGTATATTTATAACTATATACTATTTTTATTTATATTATCTATTTCTCATTCTCTCAAAATAATAACATGTAATCCCGGTGGATTATATGGATTTTATATGTTAGGTGTTTCAAAATATATAAAAGAACATTATGATCTTAAAGATGCAATATATTATGGAGCAAGCGCCGGATCATGGAATTCAATATATTTATCATTCAAATCTGATGGAAACAAATTCATAAAAGACGTCGAGAACATTGACGTTAGTAATATGAAAAACATGTTTTCTATTGAAAATATTATTAAAAAAAATTTGTTACATAACTATAATACAAATGATTTTGATTTACATAAGATTAATATATGTGTAGGTGTTTTTAAAAAATATAAAATTAAAAAAACTATATTTTCAAATTTTAATGATTTAGAAGATACTATAAATTGTTGTATTGCTAGTTCACATATTCCTTATATTACAAATAATAATTTATTTAATTTATATAATAACCAATTATGTATTGACGGAGGGTTTTTTAGAGAACCGTTACCAGATAATATAGAAGCCGATTTAGTTTTATCACCAATCATGTGGAATATAACAAATATCAATTACTTAAGTAAAATAAAAACATTGAATATTACAAATTTCATAAACTCTGGTTATGAAGATTCTCATAAACATAGAGATGAATTGGATTTGAAATTATTATGATAAACTTATAAATTAAACGAAATACAGAGAAATAAATAAAGATTAAATATCAAAAATATTAAGAGAGGTGTCGAAGGAAGAATGATTAAATTCAACGAGATCGGTGTGAGAAGAAGAGAAAGAAGAATTAGAAATAGAAATAAGGTCGCAAT